CAGGATATTTGCTGTATAATAAACGTGACATATAATCATCTCTTTCGTATAGAATTGGTTTATCACTTATACTATACAACAGAAAGAGCTGATTGTATGTTTTTTTATGAAGAAATTTTTAAAAAGTTGTAAAGTGCTGTAAAGACACATTCATGTGTCAAATAATGTTAATTTATATGGGAAGGGGCGACAACGTATGATAAGAATTTTACTATCTACAAGGCTCGGCGAACGTCGAATGAATCAAGCAGAATTGGCAAGGGCTACAGGAATCCGACCAAACACAATTAATGAATTGTACCATGAGTTGGCTGAAAGAGTTACTTTGGAACACTTAGATCTCATTTGTGAAGCTTTGAATTGTAAACTCGAGTGTGTCTTTAGTTATTTTATATCTTCTTGGGTTATATCCTATCATCTTATGATACAAACTACGGATACATTTAACCACATCAGAAAGGAAATAGCTATGCCACATAACGAAAAGCAAAAAAGTGGACTATAGATTATCTTGGCAAATTGAAAGAAATCAAATTTCGAGTTAGTTCAGAAGATTATGAGAACTTTTGACAAAAAAGGAACTGTTAAACACAATTCCTTTTTTCGGTTCCATGCTCTTCCATTGTCAAATCTGCTTAAATACCTGTCTTGACAGTGGGCCACATATCTTGTCCTGCTTTAGCCCTAGCCTTGTCTGGGCAATCTCAAATGCCTTGTCTGACTCTGTACCCCATACACCATCAATTTTTTTTGCATCTGGTATGCCTTTTTTGTCCAGGAACAGCCCGAACCGCCATAGATGCCACTGTATCCACTTCACATCATCCCCATACATTAAAGTTCTGTCTTTACACCAGTATATATTCCGCGTCGGCTCTGGATAGGGATTGTCAGATGCCTTTACAATATCTGGATTCGTAGTAACCATATCCGCAGGCGGAACTGCTGCATCCGGCATAATGTCAATGTATACCTTGTTCATGTCAAGGACTTTGGAGCTCACGCCGTGAGTTTTCCCGTCACCCGATGAGCTGTACTGCCACATGTATGGCCTGCCGTTTTTACCTTCAAAGGCATACTCGCTGACGCTGCTGGAATACTTTGCAAACCATAATGGATATTTTTTTATAAGCCACGGCTGGAATTTACCGGACTGTATGTAATCCTGATTAGAATAAATGCCTGCTTCATATCCTGCTTCCCCAACTAGACAGTTAAATATATCAACAAAACTTGATCTCACGGGTGCTGACAGCGCTCCTGCATGCCTGTCCGAGTCGTATTCCCAGTCCGCCCATACCCCAAGCGTGATATACTGCCTGTAAGGTTCGATAATCTCTATACACTTTTTTGCATTGTTTTTGGCTCCTGTTGTATTCGCTGCATAAATAAACCAATATACACCTACGGCAAGACCTGCCTTAATTGCTGCATTAATGTAGCTTATGAAATGTTTGTCTATCGTGGTTCCGTATCCAGCCCGGATGATCACGGCCTGAATGCCGGATGCTTTCATAACTTTAAAATTAACATCGCCCTGATAGTAGGATATATCGCACCCTTTTTCTGCAGACCTGCCCTGCAACAAAAGCTGCATTACTTTCTTATTCATCATAACCTACTTCCTCCTCTGTTATCGCTTTCCGTCGTCTGGTGATCTCATCAACATACTTTTCCTTGATCTGTTCTATCTCCTGCGGTTCCACTTCTGCCATGTTTGCAATATCTTCAACAGATTCACCATATGCAATTGCCTTTATTACTTCCAACCTCGTATCTTCGTTCATGTTTAGTCCTCACTTTCAAAAAATTCGGACGGCAAAATGCCGCCCGGCCCTATATGTCATAAAATCTCTGTTTACTCTTCTGAATTCTCCGCATCAATGTCAATCGAAGTAATGTTCGCCGCATCAGTTAAGCCTTCACCAATGACATATGCTACAACTGACGCACCCGCCATAATCAACGCTGTTACCTGTGTAGCCGTGCTTTCGGTTCCACCTGTTGCTACAATCATCATAGACGTAAAAGATGCAACCGCCGCCCAAAGTTTCCTACTTGTAATTTTTTTTACCCAATCAATTCTTTTCATTTTTAGCTCTCCTTTACTTTCTTGTTCAGATTTTACATACCCAACTGCATGAGAAGGTAGCAGACAACAGCACCAGCAACGGTTGTGATGATATGTGATACAACAGTCCGCCACTTTTCACCGTCGCGATTTTCCAGAACTTCTAGGCGCTTCCCTTGTTTCTCCTGCTCTTTGACCATACTTTCCATGCTTGACGCAAGCTTTTCGACTGATGTTGTGAGCGCTCCAAGCTGCCTAACTGTCTCCTCGAGTTCTTCAATCCGATGATTCTGACGATGATTTTCTTCATCTTGCCGTTTTGCAAATTCTAAATGCTCTTCTCGCGAAATTCCATCATTCAATTGTTTTGCCTCCTTTCTTCGAATTTTTGCGCATAAATAAACGCATATCAACACCAAACCATTTTGATGCTCATATGCACTTATTTTTACTGATTCTGCAACACTGGTAAAATAAATAGCAATTTAGGCATTGTCTATCATGAAATATTTGAAATCCTTGACACAGGTACTTGGATACCTAAGGGAACCTATATTGTTACCGTTAATTTTAACCTAAATACTTCTGAAATAGTGCACATTGGATTATATAACTGGACTGATAACGTAGCTCTAGATTTTGCAGAACCTTTCGCTTTGATGACTGGCATGGACTATATAAGTGGCGAAATAACACGAATTATAACTATAGATACTAGCAAGCAAATAGGCGTTCGCAATTTTGGAGGAACGTATTCTAGTTTTTATGCAAGCTTTTACGCAGTTAAAATTAAATAGTTAAATGATTATCTTAGTTACCTGAACATACATATACTGCGTTTACAACAACTCTTTCCTTAAATTTTAAATCGCCACCTAATATTAACTGACCAGAAGTAGTAATGGCTACTACATCAATTCGTTTATTGCTCCCGTCCCCTCCCATAAATATGGCTGGAAGATTAATTTGATTATCCCTATTATATGGCACGACAGCAGCTGGAAGCCCATCGGCAATAACATCAAATAATACTAAATCTTTTCCAGCGGTATAATCTAATATTATCTCTATAGAATTGTTTATTCTGCGGTAGATGTTGATGTTTGTAGTCCAATGATTACGCAAATTTATATCTATCCAACTGGCAAATAAATTGCTATTTATTTGACCAGAAACAAAGTAGTTCTCTTATGGTACAATTAAGTAAAAACTAAACTAGGAGGACTACTTTATGAAGGACGAATTTATAACTACTGTGCTGGAGAAAATGATGAGTGTACTTACTCAGGAGCAATACAAAGAACTGAAAACAGCTTTGTACATGGCATTACAGGAGTATGAGTTGGAAAAACGGTGTACAGAGCTTATGGACGTAGATCAGAGTTATATACACTACTTGCAACTGTTTTTGGCACGTAAGAAAACGGAGGGTAAATCAGATAAGACGATAGAACAGTATAGGTTGCATCTTACTCACATGTTGCAATACCTTAATATGTCTATAGAAAAGATTACGGAGAACGACTTGTTCGTATACTTGGCAAAGTACAAAAAAGATAAAGAAGTATCTAATGTGTATCTGGATAATATCAGGCTTGTGTTTAGTAGCTTTTTTGGCTGGTTAAATGCCAAAGGATATATACCTAAAAATCCAACAGCAGGGTTAGAGCCTATAAAGGTAGAGAAAAAAATTAAGCAGCCGTTTAGTGACGAAGAGTTGGAAAAACTAAGGCGGATATGCGAAGATGAAAGAGATTTGGCGTTAATAGAATTTTTATATAGCACAGGTGTCAGAGTATCAGAACTGGTCGCATTGAATAAAAAGGATATAGATTTTTATGGAAAGAATGTTGTGGTTTATGGAAAAGGAAGCAAGGAAAGGGAGACCTATCTGAATGCTTCATCCTGTCTACATCTCAAAGCTTACCTTGATAGCCGGACAGATGATAATGAAGCTTTATTTGTAAGTGAAAGGGCGCCACATGAGAGACTTACAGTGGCAGGTGTGGAAAAAGTATTGCGCAGGATTGGAAAGGATGCAGGAGTGGAAAAGGTACATCCACATCGGTTTCGACGCACGATGGCCACCAATGTTCTTAAAAAGGGAATGCCGTTGGAGGAGGTAAAAGAACTGCTTGGACATACAAAGCTGGATACAACTATGATTTATTGTACAGTTAGCAAGGAGAATGTGAAGCACTCTCATCAAAAATTAATGAGTGCATAGGAATTTATATGAATGTATATGAATGGTGATCAGACAGACCCTTATTGAGGGTCTTTTTGTGATTCAATAGATAAAAAATACGGGATTTTAACAAGAAAAGCAAACAAATGTAGTGGTATTTTAACAACAAGAGATCTGTTTGGAGTGAGAAAGCAGATAAATAGCAATTTGAATCCTGTATTATTACTTTGTGTAGCCATTGATAACGGCAAAAAAGTCGTTACTGTTGAAGATATATCAAAATATCAGGTGCTTGTGATTCAGGAGATGTCTGGTAATGCTACATATGCTACAATAACGATATTTAAAAATAGATTTTTAGAACACAGAGTGCACTACCTTGAAGCATCTGGGTTGGGAAAGCTTTGTTTTAATTTTAAGACAAATACTTCCGTAGAAATAACAGGAGAACAGAATGGCGTATGGGCAATAATAACAGGAATTAAGCTTTGTTAAATAATCATTTGTATTGAAAAATACCTACAACATTAAGCCAAAATTTGCCTCTAGCGGGCGTGGTATCTGTAAACCCCTAATTCAAATTTCTTAAATACACAAACCTGATAGTATTATTGAAAGTTTGTGGAGTAGACCAATAGGATTTAATAAACACAGAGTTTCCAGTTATTGATGTATTGTAGTACGGGGAGTTTTTTGTAAACATTGCGCCTATGACGGTATATCCTTTATGTTCTGGTATTATAATGTTTTGTCCTGCTATAGACTCTGTATCAACAGTCAAAGATACACTAACATCATCATAAATTAAATTGCTATTTATTGAACTAATTGCCCCTGTCACAGTACCATCTCCGACCCCAGACAGACTTGTGCTGCCTAGTATTTTCCAGAGATATCTTACATTTTTCCCAAATAACGAAAATTTACGTATCAAACTGCTAAATTTTTCGCCTGATGTAACTAAGTCTACATTTGCCCATCCAGTAGGATTGGCTGCATCTCCACTCGAAAAAGTCACTGTACTATCTGCTGTATCTGCATTGACTTTTTTGGCTGTCAGTGTGTTGGTACTGGGATTATATGTTAAATCTGCATCTTTTCTCGCACCCTCTGTCTTTGTAGTGTCATCTGCTGTTGCTGACATTAAAATCCTATAGTTTGCATTGGCAGATGGAGTATTTGTCTGAGTTACAGCATTATTAGTATCTGTAAAAACAGCGTTAGAAGGTACAGCTTTGCGTACAGATGTGTTTACCCATGATCCCCATGATTCATTATGCATTACACGTTCAAACCGATCACAGTTATTGCCGGCCGCATTATTATCTGTAGCAAAGTGGAAAACAACTTGCCTAACATATTTTGCATTATGAGCAATGACAATTCCATATATCCAGCCACTAACAGGCGCATTAGTTCCTCCATCCGCCATATACCATCCATTTGTTTTCGCACTATTCCAATCAGTTATTTTTGTACAGTACTCAGCTAATTTAAACGTCGTACCAGATAATGCCAACTGCGCTCCCGCTGAATATTTTGTATCAGTATCTGGTGGCACATTCCATGTCCCATCTGACCGCAGATAACGGTTAGCAGCGCCTTTTACAGGCTTTGGTACCAATCCAGCAGCTCCGTCTGCACTAGCAGTCGCCCCCTTCATGTCACTGTATGTGGTATTGGTGTTAGTGTCGATGTCACCAACAAGATCCCATTGGCTTCCATTGTAGCGAAAATCATATGTACGATTTGCTGCTAAATATCCAGCGGCTATCGCTGACCCTCGGTAGTAAATTGCCTTAGCTCCGGTACCGTTCACATTTAAAGTTGGATTGGCTGCCGTGTTAGTTACAGTAAACTTAACCGTAATCTCCGCTCCTGTTGCCAGCTTAAATCCATTACAGGCAACTGCTTTTGCTGCCGTAGCTGTGGCTGTTGAACACGTCCCATAATTATGAGAACCATTATTCCATTTATCCCGTTCTGTTGCTGTTATGTGTTTAACCGCATCTGATATGTGGGTTACTGCACCGTTCCATTGTTCAATCAATGCAGACGTAATTCCATCTAGTATGGTCTTGTTTTGGTGGTCATGCTTCTTAGACTCAGCCTCATTCCATTTCGTCCGTTCTGCATCAGTTATATGTTTTTCAGTGTCTTTTACATGACTGTCAAACTCCGCTTCGTTGGCCTTTTTTCCGATAGCCTCATTCAGTGCATCCATAATGGATTTATGATTTGCAATTGCGTCTGCCAGTTCTTTGATTGTATCCAGCGCCGCAGGTGCACCATTCACCAGTTCAGATATTTTCTGTCTTGTATATGCTGTCATCTGTTGATACAGGGCATCCAGCGCAGACTGCTGTGCTGTGGACACTGGTTTATCCATATCGGATGTGTTATCCGTCTTATCAACAGCTAGTTTCTCACGGCTTACTTTATGTGGGTTGTTGAAATCTTCCAGATGGGCAATCAAACTGGAAACTGCTTTTGCTGATATGCCTAACAGTTTTGACAGTTTATCTGGATTACTCATTGGATTCAACTGCTCTGCTTCACTAAATTTCACAACAACATCGGATGCATCCCCATCTTTATCCAGTTTTATCCGCTGCAGTTCATTTTCCGCCTCTGTCGCCCGGGTAGATTCCTGGGCTATTTCTTTTTCCAGCTCTATCTTATTGTTTTTTATATCGGTATTCAGCTTGTCTGTGGTATCCTCATAAAGAATTAATGATACGTATCTTGCATCACCCTGTTCAATGGTTAACACACCTGTTTCGTCAATTATTACCTCAATATTATCTGCATTACTCACGGACATATTAATGTACCATTCCAGCTTAAAATCTTTCATCTCTTCCCCGGATGGTATTTCCTCTGCCCCTTCCGACTGTAGTATAATATATAGAATTTCCCCAAGATCTGGGTCCTCTGCATATATCCCAATCTGATACATATCATATTTTTTCTTAATATCCGCATTTCCTAGGATAATTGGTATCATGACTCTGTTTTTATCAATATGCTCGATAACATCCAGCAGCTGCAGTTCCTGTACAGGATTAATAACACCAGTAAGCCCCATAAGCTGTGTAGGACTTATATTCCCAGATCCGCTGACCGCCCTTGTCAGCCTCAGCGGAAGCTCATCCCTTCCAATCAATTTTAAATCCAGATTCATTCCCTGTAGCGTTTTACAGGCATATTTCCATGCTGCCATATCTATAACACCTCCACAACATATGTCTTTTTTGTCTGCGGCACAACGGCCATATAGGTACAGTCATCAACCTCATAGCGCCCATCCATCAAATCTATTACATACATTGTATGGGACTGCTTCATCGAATCAATGATTGCCTGTACGTCTCCCAATTCCAGCCTGCTATTTCTAATAATTGTCACTGTAAATGTATTGGGATCTGTAAACTTAAGCCCAAATCTTCCCTTATCATTAATATCATTTACATGTACTTCCATCCCAATCATAGTTTCAAGATGTTTTTCCATCCGGTAAGGTGTCATTGGTGCACGATAATCCCTTTTTTGATAAATCAGCCTTCTGCGCTCTTCATAAGAAAGATTCTGTCGTACTGGCAGCCCCCATTTTATTTCATGGTACATCAGCCCCCATGTTGCCGTTTCCGGGAAAAATTGATCTGGCAGATCCATAGCTATTTCGAGTGCTTTATCATATTCAATACCCATCACCTGAAATATCCATTTGCCCACATAGGATTTATCATAAAATCCGCCTGACACATAACTCAGCATCTTTTTGGCACTTTCACTTGTTGGAAAGCTCTCTAAATCAAACTTCTCCACAGTCCTGCCTCCTAACTAAAATCAAGAGTTCCCGTTTCTGGGTACTCTTCCCTGCTCAATGTGATATTTGTCATTTCTCCGTTCATAAGAAATTCATCAAAGTCTGTCACACCGATAATATCAGATATTATTGGTCTTACATCGTTATATCGCAGTATATTCTGCTGTTTCGCCAAAGTATATACTGCTTTGACCGCCGTCTCAAAATCTTTCCTGATCTGCTCAAGATCTGTTGTTTCATCATATACCAGTCCTGTAATTATAAAATTTACTTTTACCGTTATGGCTGATCCACATATCAGTTCAGAGCAGGCAGTCGGTAACAGCCTCCGACTTCTGTCATCAGGCGATACAATGTAATTATAGACTACCTGTACCAGCTCATCATTCGCTGGCTGTCCGTTCCCATCCACCAGCACCAGTTTGACTGTCCCCGGACCTTCTGCTGTAGGAATTACGATACAGTCACCTGCTCCTGCCTCTTTTGCCCACCGGATATAATCGCTGTCATTTCCAAGAAACGTCAAACTGTTCGCATACTCTGCCGCAATCCTGTCGTAATAATCATCGTTGTTTTCTCGTTCCGTTCCACCTCTGATCGGTTCCGGATTTACTATCTTTGTGATATTCTTATTTGGCTTTGCCATTAAGACTACCGTATTTGCTGCCACATTTGAGTCAGTGCCGCTTTCCACCGCCAACACAGGAATAAGAATTGTTCCATCTTCACCTACCTCTGCATCCTTTTGGGATTTAAACTCTATAGATGGTCCGTTTTCCGTTGCTGGTGTACAGAAAATCGTTCCTTTTGCTATTACCGTTCCCACAGTGCCTGTTACCTTCACTTTTCCAGATGCATTCTTCGGCTGATGCCGTTCAAGATGTACCTGCTGTCCATGAAGATCTAACCATTCATCCCATGCATACTGGGGAAACGCAATCATCAATGCCCTTACCAGATGGTAATTGATCAATTCATCTTTTTCCAATGCTGCAGGCATGGTAAAATCATATGGAAAACCACCCGGCATAGCGTCGATATCCGCTGGCAGATTATTCATCATGCGCTGATGTATTTCTTCCGCACTATGATTCTTGATAAAATCCGGTACTGCAAATTCCGGCTGCATGCTTCTCCACCTCCTCAAATACTGATTGTAACTTCCTCATTCCAGTCAACACCCTTTACTTTAAATCTACAATGCATACTATCGCCTTCCCAGGAAAAATGAAAATCCCAGACACTTTCTGTTCTAGGATTTACCATAATCGCATCTGTAATCGTTCTCTGCAACATAGACTCAACTGTCTTTTCATCATCATTATCTAAGGCACGTTCTATTTCTGTACCAACAGAATCTGGATATGCAAGACAATGATACCTCTCTGTCTGCGCAATCTTGAAACACCATATAGCGTAAGCCTCTCTGCCATCACACTCCACTATACGGTTTGCACCATCCCTCACAAAATCACCGATTACAGGGTCCCATTTAGCGCTCCGTCTGTATTCAGTATCATATCCTGTGTTTTCTGGTATAAACTCCGGTACTTGTACCACCGGAAATAATGGTTGTGACATATCCCCCCCGCCTCCTTATGATTTTTCGATAATATCCACAACCACTGCCTCATTCTGTACCCAGGCAACCAGCACGCGATCGCCTGGCTGGATTGATGGCGGTTTCACGGTGTGTTTATGCCCTCCGTTGTTATGTATATTCGTCTGCCCCTCATGTCCATCATGTTCTCCTTCCAACACTTCAAAGCTAAGACTTCCCACATGTCTGCAGACCGAGTAATCCCCCTTGGGAATCGGAACTGGAAAAGTATTAGTCACCAAACTGTAATTTACCTGTATCTCTCCGAAATCCACCACCAGAGGAACCTCGTTTTCTCTCTTCATCCGACTGCTCAGCACTGATGCCAGCCTTGCTGTGCCGGGATGCCCCTCAAATCCTTCCATCTGTACTGCCTCCTTTAATCAAATGTTCCATCATCAACCCATCCATAGACATTGCTGCCACTGTCTATATGAATAAGGTGCCATGGGTGTGCCTTGCCGGAACCATCCTTAATTGTAATCTTCGCTTTCCCGGCTCTTGCATTGTACCCTTTGGCATCCGGGTAACTGCTGACATAATGCGTTCCTCCATGAAAATTCACAATATCTCCCACCTGGTACTCTTTCTCTGATCCGGCACCCTTTTGATCCTGCTCCATAAATTCTAATTCCATCGTCATGCTGTAACTGTCCGCATTATGCTGAATACTTTCCACGTAATAATAACCTGATACAAAATCACTTATGATGTAGACAATATCACCTTTTCGGATAAATGGTACATCTGGACTCTGCACCGTCATTTCTTTTTCAATTTTTCCCTCTTCATCAAGAATTTCCTGGGCTGCTGATTTTGCATCACTTAGTTTTTCGTCCGAGCCTCTGGTATAAATCCTCTGTCTGACTCCGTATTGCAATTCCCCATTCAGGGTAGCATCAATACTACGCCTGCCATCATCATCTGCCTGGCCTACTACCTTTACCCTTGTAATCAGGTTTTCTGTACTAATCGACTGGTTAATCGACTGTACATTTTCTGCTCTAAATACATATATCGTTTCATTACTGCCCCGCGGTATCACGCTTGTACGGCCTTTATCCGCCCGAATCATGCATTTTTCTTCGCCCTTCTTTGCTGCATCATCCAGCAGCTCCAGTATAATATCTGACAGATATTTATTATTACATACTGTTTTACCGTGGGACGCGTTAGGCCCCCTGTATTCCCCCTGTGGTATCTCCCAGTCGTCAAAAATCCCCTGAATTGCTGACTGTGTTCCTGTACCAGAAGGATAGTACCGATTGTCCTGGCTCTTCTGCAGCTTATACAGCTCATCATAACAGGTGCATTTCAAACGATTCCCGCTGTTCCTTTCTTCCAGATTCCATGTTTCCACATACCCCCGCGCTACTTCCTCATTAAAAGAAACTCCATCCGAGGCAAAGATACCTATCATGCATCCTGGTTTAATAATTTCTGACAGATATCCTTTTGATGTACTATCATTTCTTGATGTAAAAGAAGATCGCACTGAAATTTCGTTGTCGTTCTCTTCCCATCCAAGATTTTGGATATAATCCTGAATATCGTACTGTCTGCCGCTTTCATCCATCACCACGACACGGTACTTGATTCTCGATAAATCAATCACGGATGCCTCCTATCCTGGTATCGTCAAAATCTCTCCAGGCCATATCCAGTGACCACGGTCAGAACTCGACTTACCATGTTTCTTTGCTTCAGCTTCTATGGTTTCAGCGTTGGCATCATAGATTTGCGTCCACTTACTGCCGCTGCCTAACATCTTTGCTGCGATTCCCCAAAGCGTATCACCACTCACAACCGTATAGTCGCTGCTGCTTCGGTCAACAGAGTCATTCCTGGGTTTCGTTGCTTTTACAATGCCAAGCTCATCCATGGTATAAATTTCCAACGGCTTTTTCTGGACAAATGTTATGGAATATTCGATATTTCCATAGGCACCTGTCAGCCGGGGCCTGAAAGAAGAGATTGTTACATCTACATTAATCCATGTTTCCGTAATGATCAGATTGAGCACTGTCTCATCCCTGATAAATCCATTCAGAATATTGACACACTCATTTGGCTCTTTCCAGTAATTTTGCCTTACAACCGGTTCTTTCTTCTTGGATCTTCCAAAAAATACGCCATCCCATGAAAACTCAGCCACATCTGTCCCTTTGGGTACCTTTACAGTACCCTGGGATATGATGTCAAAGCTCTGATATTTGGCTCCGTACTTTCCCTGCACCTTCTCCGGTAATGCCGGAAACGTAAACTTAACACCGTTCCCGACAGGAATCAATTTTATGTTCATTTTACGCCTCCTTTAACGGCATATTCGAAAACACCTCTTCCAACTTTCCGGCAATCTCGCCGCCCATTTCGTCAGCCATTTCTTTCATGTGCCTTTTGATTACCTGCATAATCTCCTCTTCGCTCTGTTTGTCTCCGCCATGGATGACAAACTCTGGTGTCAAGCTCACACTCACCTGTATCGGTGATCCGCTGAAACTACCTGCTGGTACAGATTCATACACCTGCGCTGTTTCTCCGTTATCATTACCCTCTGTGATTCCGTTATAAGCTATGGGAGCGTTCCTGGTTACATCACTGAATGAATTATAATTGCCTGCCGTATCGCTTGAAATGAAGCCGCCTACATACCCTCCATCAGCATGGGCAGATACTCCCAAAGCCGCACCTGCCTGTTCATAAAGGTCTAATGCCCTTGCCCGCCTGCTCGGATTTGTGGGAATCACAAATTCGCCATACCCTTCCTCTGCCAGCCATGACAATTGTGCCCCGCCGCTTACATACCCGCCTGCGGCATGACCATCTGCATTCAGACTAAACGCGGAAACCCTCTGACTTGGGTTGAGAATATTGTAATCCGCCATCAAATTTATTGTAGGACTGACCACAAACGGGTTTGCTACTGCCGCTTCTAATGCTGTCTGCATATCCGTCCGCAGAATTGAAGACGAATCAAGCAGCTGCGTGGAAGCCCCGTGACTAAATGCCGTACCAAGATTCATCCCAGTATTTTCCCACTCTTTTTCCAGTTCTTCATAGTACTCATTTGAAATCGGGCCATAATCTGACACTAATTTTGTAAAATCACTATTTGGAGCAAAGTCTGGCATATACTGCTTCGTAAATTCTGACAGGTTTTCTTGATTCCTGTTACTAATAAGGGCATCATGCATCTGTGCAGCATAGGAATCTATTAATTCCTCAAAATTCTTGCCATACATCTGTGCCCACTGTTCCAAAGGCATATTTACCTGCTGGACGCCATTATTTATCATAGACACACCAGCCTGCTGCATCATAGTACTGATATCAATGCTGGTCAGTGATGACCAGTCTATGGCTTTCTTGATTTCTTCCGCTGTTGGCACCTGACTCAGATAACTGTTTATGAGCTGTGCTTTCGTTCCATCCGGGACTGTAAGCGCAATTTGTTTCAATTCTGTAGCAATTGTTGTCTGTTCTTCTGTACCAAGATCCAGCTTATCAAGTTCCATCCATTTCGCTATCTCCTGTGGTGTCCATGCTGTTATATCTGGGTGCTCTATGATTGCATTATCCAAAGCGCGGCTAAGCTTCTCTGACACCGATCCTTCCATGTCAGGCATGATGCCCGATAATTGCTCATCAAAGGCTGTGGCGATACTATCAAGATTGAACGATCTTACCCTTACATCCATTTCATTCATGTTTGCATAATAGCCTTTCGTTGCTTCTTCTACTGCATCACTGTACTCTTCCTGTGTGATAGCCCCATCTGCAAGTTGTAAATTAAGATTTGTGATTGTCATGGTTAATGCATCGTCATACTGCTCTGATGCTGATGCTACAGCTGCTTGCAGTTCTTCTTGTAATGCATTAAAGCTATTGATATCAAGAGCCGCTCCACTATGCTTAATCTGTAGCGCCTGAAACTCTGCATCGGTCTTTGCATCTGCCAGTTTATTCGTAATTTCCGAAATCTGATTCTGCAAACTTTCCAGCTCTGCCGATTCGTCCAGTGTGATTACACTGTCCTTTAAAGCAATATTCATTGTATCTGTCAGTTCTGCACTTAAATCATTTACCCGATTTTTTACTCCCTCATAATAGGTATCCAGACTAGAGGTATCTGCTTCCTCTCCTGTCAACAGTTTCAAAGCAACTGTCGCCTGATAATGGTTGTCATCAATAAATGTCTGGCTTGCGCTAATGAAACTCTCAATCGCACTCTTATACCCATCCTTGTCTATCTCCGACAACTCCATGCCAAGACCTACTTTCCAGTTTTCCTTTTTCAGACTGACTACAGATGATTGTAAGCTACTCAATGTCACCTCTGTATCAGCTGCTGCCTTTTCAAATTCGCTCAATTCCTGTGCCATATCAGCAAAAGTAATCTCGCTTGCTACCTTTTTCACCTCGGCCAGCGATAATGAGATATCTCCAAAAGCCTCTTTCGCAATGTTCGCACATTTTTCCTGAAACATCAAAGCAAACTGTTCTGCCGAAACTTCTGAGTCGTTCATGGCCTGTGTCAATGCCTCATTTTTGAACCTAACATCTTCGATTGCCAGTCCGGTAGCCTCGAAAACTTTCTGTGCCTTTTCAGCCTCCTTCTGCATTTCCTCTACATTTTCCTGGTATTCTTCTTTTATTTTGTTCCCTCTGATCCATCCGGTAATACCACCGACACCAGCACCAACCAAGGCGCCAACTGCCGTACTGATACCTGGAATAGGAATAAATGAACCTATTGCTGCACCTGTTGCTGCTCCTGCCGCCACTCCGCCGGCCTTCCATGCCGCTGATTCTCCGTATGCTTTCTTTTCGTCTGCACTATCAGACTTTATCGCTTTGTATGCGTCCAGTGCACTGCTTATCAGCGTAGCTCCGGCTATAGCACCTCCAGCTATCGCCCCGCCTCCGGCTGCCGCAAGTCCTGCACTGGATGTTGCCCCAGACCCCAGCGCCATTCCAGTCTTTCCAAATAGCCCAAGAAGTCCGCTTCCTCCAACAGTGACACTTCCATCCAGCGCCTCACTTATTGTTGCTCTGCCAACCAAAGAGCCTACAAGAGAATTGCCCGTTTCAGGATTCACTCCAAATAAACCTTTTCCAAGCCCTGCTATCCCTTTTCCCATACCGATCAGCGGCGTAGCAATCCTGCTGATCATAACAGCTGATAAAATCGAAGATAATCCCGCCGACTCGCCACCAGGAAGTAATTTTCCTGCACTGGACAACAGATTTTTGAATCCATCCCACAGTTTTCCTGATACTGCCTCGAAATCAAATCCTTCGGAAAAGCCTTTTGCAAATGCGACACCGATACTAACACCCTCATCCAAAGTCTCACTAATATCTATTCCCAGTAAAGTCATAATACCAGCTTTTAATCCGGTCCCGATTCCACCACCAATATCCTGTGCAAATTCTGCAAACTTCGGCTTACCTGTACTATGCCACCACTCTGAAAATGGTTCTAAGATAAATTCATCCCAGACAATATTGACCTTTCCAAAGAAATCTGCATCCTGCCATTCCTTTGTGCCTGTAAGCAAATGAAACTTTCTCTGCATCTGACCAACTTTCATATCAACCCAGTCCATAAGTTCATCCAGCCCCTGCTCAATTATGGGTGTCTGGTCTGTCATCCATTCTGCCAGGTTTTTGACATATGGAGACAGCCGCTCTCCAAAAGATAATTTCACTCCATCAACAGCACTCTGCAGCAATGTAATGGACCCCTGCAGGTTATCCAGCATAATCTCAGACATGTTCGCCGCTGCTCCGTCCGCATTATTTACAGCCTCGGACAATTTTTTATAATCCTCTTCTGTCGCATTTAAAATAGCCAGAAATCCCTTTTGTGCGTATGTACCCGCGACTGTGTTGGCAAGATTGGCTTTCTGCTCATCCGTAAAATCTGTTGTCGCATTCCTCAATTCTTTCATAATATCCCCAAATGCCCTTGCCGAACCATCCGAGTTAAAAAAAGCTATTCCCAATTTTTTCAGGGCATCTGTGGCACCATGCGTGTTTGTGGACAGTCTGGTAAATATAGAGTTTAACGCAGTACCTGCCATATTGCCCTTGATACCTGTATTTGCCATCAGCCCTGTAGCAAGAGCAACATCCTCAATAGAGTATTTCAATGTTCCAGCCATAGCTCCAGCATATTTGAACGTCTCGCCCATCAGAGACACATTCGTGTTTGAGTTTGACGCGGCTATGGCCATGACATCCGCAAAATGTCCTGCTTCACTTGCTTTCATTCCAAAAGCTGTCAGAGCGTCCGTCACAATATCTGATGTCGTCCCAAGACTTTCTCCTGACGCTGCTGCCAGATGGAGGATTCCTTCAATACCGCCAAGCATATCCTCTGTCTTCCATCCAGCCATTGCCATATAATTAAAAGCTTCTGCCGATTCTGAAGCTGTGAATTTGGTGGTAGCCCCCATCTCTTTCGCCTTATTCGTCAGTTTTGTCATTTCCGAACCAGTCGCACCGCTTATAGCTTTTACCTGCGACATGGCAGCCTCAAAATTTTTATAGGTATCTATTGTGTCTTTTAAACCGATACTGACACCAAGAACCGCCCCGGCTTGAAAGATGGGATTCTTCAACAGGTTTATGATTCCTTTGACAGGAGACGTGATCAAATCTTTAGCGCGCATTGTCACACTCCATGTTTTTCCCGCGAAACTTCTCAGGCCATTCCCGATCTTGGATAGGATTGGAGCAATCTTGTCTTTTGCCTCCAGCAGAATCTCATATTTTTGTCTTGCCCAGCCTGCCAGACTCTTCTCTGTTCTCTGTGCCTGTCTGTCAAACTGTGAGACACGTTCTCCTGCCTGCCTTGATGAATTTCCTGTCCTTTCTGCCGCCGACTCCAAATTTCCAAGCTTTCGAATTAAATTTGATAACTCTGGTTCTGTTTTGTCTACAGTCTCAATCGGTATCTCAATCCTAAGTGTCTCTGCCATTGCTTTCACCTTCCTTCGTCCGGGATTCCAGGGTTATTCTCATTGAGGCAAGCATAAATGCCTGTACTCCTTTGGATTTCTGATAAAATTCATCCGGGGTAATTCCTGTCGTCTGGAAAATGTGATGCAGCAGACAGGCTTTTCCCCCGGCGCAGATTAGTTTTTTGCCACTTCCTCCAGATTATCTTCATAACCACTCAGCTTGTCGATCGCTTCCAGGATTTTATCCTTTTCACCAGCTTTCAGTGAATACTCGATCACATCCAAGCCGTTCATAATGCGGTCCTTCTTGGCATTGAGTGCATTCCATACCTTACGGTTATCCCATAGATTTTTTCTGTCTTCTTCCACGGTCGCCTCATAAATAATGGAAGATTGGTACTTGATCCGGTCCGTATCCTCTGGCAGTTTGATCCCGAACTGCTTATTCCGAACATACTTAGTAGACTTTTTCTTACACTTCTCATACTCTTGAGAGCTGAGAGGCCGGATATTAAACGCAAAATACAACCGTCCTTCACGAATAATTTCGATACGCTGCGTTTCCTCAGATGTAAACTCCGCCGCATCAATAAGGCCCTGGATAAAATCTTCTTCATTTGCCCTTATCAATGCCTTGGTATCCTCTGCATCTGTTTCATCCTCTCTCACTTCTGGCTGCGTGTTTTCCTCCGTTGCGCTGCCTTCCCCAATCGTTACTCCTTTTGTGTATTCTTTTGACATATGCTTTTCCTCCATTTCTGCATAATGAAAGAGGACAGCTATCTGCTGCCCTCTGATGTTCTGTTACTTAATCTCCTTCAATACTAAGAAGTGACTGCAGCCTTGGCGGTCGATTGACAAAGAAATTCCAGTTACGCTTGATTACATCACCTGGAGCAATATTCTGAATATCCACCTGCCCTGAAGGAATGCAGTCCCGATAGATTACACGCTCCTCTGAGTTATTTCTGCCAAGTAATGATCCCTGGAAATCCCACACAGGCATAACCTGTGTTTCCAGAGCTTTCATCATTTCAATGATAAATTCATCGTCCTCGATCACAATCTGTGACATAGTAAGACTAACAGAGAAAGTATTTGCTGTCTCATGCTCCTGGGCATCACCCAACACATTGTATTTACTATTATTCCACTGGACATTTGAAGTAAACTGCTCCACCGTTGCCAGCAGAACACCATCTTTATTATAAAACGCCCCGTCCTTACCGTTTCTTCCATGCCTGGAATCTCCTGCTGCTCTCGCATTTCTCATGTCCTATACCCCCTATTCTTCATTTGTGCTGAACCGGAATAAAAACGTCAAATAGATGTGCTCCATTGAATCCTTGTCAATCACATCAATATCAAACCACGCGCTGTCACCGTCAGCTTTGTATGCACTGCTCTGTGTTACGGTACATGCGACTAGTTTTCCTTCCTCGCGCATTGAATCGCCAACGCCCTGTATCTGGCTGATGACAGTTTCCCTTCCGTTGTTATCGTTATCAATCTTACCGACCAGATTGTCTGCGGTGGTATTAATACGCCTTATCATCTCAAAACGTGTCTTTACCCTTCTAATCTTCTTCCAACCATCATCCTGATTGTCGGCCGGTGTAATTAACGTATTAATTGCATTATCAATCCACACCTGCTTTGCCTTGTTGTAACTCAGTACAATACAGCCTCTTTTTTCTGCCAGGATCATATCTGTATTTGTGAGCTTTTCCAGAATCTCTGAGAATCCGCTTATCACAGTATGTGTAAGAGACGAACCTGCAGACACGGCACCAATCATGCCAGCAATCCTTGCAGCAGTCTGGTAACCGTCAATCTCTGCTCCCTGTTCATTCACCCAGGCGTTCAGAACATAATTCATCTTTTCGTCATTAAATGCTGCTGCATGTTCCATTCTGGTTTCCAGATCAATTGTATGCTTTTCTGCAACAACTGCCTGTGCAAGTGATCCTGCATCAAAAATACGATTCAGAAATGACTGTAAGAGCAGGTGGATCTCTGTATCCTCTGTATCCAGGCAGATTGTATTAAACTCAAACGGCTCAATCTGGATGAAAGCATTAGAATAATCCCCAGCAGTCACCTGCGGATTGGTTCCACTTGTGAAAGCACTCTGAGAAACTACCGCAAGCTGTGCTTTCTCTTTTCCTTCTTTCAGTTCTGCCTTAAAATTCCTGGAAGTTGACAGGGCACTTACCAGCGCCCCCGTCTCCCCGTCTCCGGCTGCAAACTCAATTTTCTCAAATTCTGTTGTGCCAGCATAAAAAATACATTCTTTCGAACCAGAATCAGAAAGTTTCTCACGTATTGTAACCATAAAATCCTTATCTCCAGGATATTTCGCTGTAATGCTGACCGCATCTTCATCGTTTACATCCTTCAAATTGATCGTTCCCTGGGTACCTCCGTTACCCACCCTGCATGCAATGATTGTCTTTGCACCACCAGCAATAGCCTCTCTGACTGCATCGGTGGTAAGTCCAGTTCCAAAGGTCCGCTCGTAGCCATCCTCAGCACTTAATTCTACTGCCGTATTCAGCGGCCCGAAGTCCGATCTGAAAATCACAGCTGTAACTCCATTCATAATGCCCACAGCAGCATTGTTTCCTTTTTTCTGGATATTAAAATAGCCACCAGGCCGCACCTTTGTTTCTCCTAAAATAAATGTACCTGCCATCCCTACTGAACCTCCTTTTTCAAAAATCTCCCTACAATCTCTTTCGCCTCTGAAATTGTACATTCTGATTTTCTGGCAGCTTTCAGCGCTGCCGCCACACACTCTGGTTTTGTTTTAAAGATTTTTCTAGCATTGGCCGCAAACTCACTAACTGTATAAATAGCTTCCCTTGACTTCTGTGCTTTCTTAGGTGCCTGTTCCTGTGTTACTTCCGCCTTATTTTCAACGGTTTCGACTGATTTGACATCCTTTGATGTTTCCTTTGCCATTATGTACTATACCTCCTTATTTGTACTGAACATGAGCCGCTGTCAAAGTATGCGGCTTTGCCTTATACCTCAGCAGCCCATAGTGGCCTGTTACAAAAACCTGGCCGTCTTTGAGATAGTCAGATTTATAATTCGCCTGCAGGCGTTTGATGAACATGGGCGAGTGGTCCAACATGATGATTTCCCCGTCCAGTGACATATGGTTTGCAATCGCAGCGGCCATTTTGAGCCTTGTTTCGCTCTCTGGGCATAAAATATGGACGGCTATTCTGCCATCCATCCATGCAACCGTATTCGTTTCCTCGGACTTATCTGCAGATATCAGCCTGCAGTAAATCACCGGCCTCTCTGCTGTCGCCTCTGTTATTTCCTCCATCCTGTCATACCCCATAATCAGACATTCCGGATATAATTCCTTTATGTACTTATTGGCTGCCATTACCGGGTCTGGATCAGACGTTTCCTGCGAGGGATATTCCAATATGTCGAACCGTACTTCACTTCCGATTGTCACATTCCCCTTCTTTTCATCTATGGTAAATGCGTCTGTCCTCGCCCATGCAAAACAGTATGGTGTGCCTTCTGCCGGCTTCAAAATTACATCCCGCAGGCAGTCTCTCACTATTGGCTCAATCGCTTCTGGTGTGATTTCTGTCGTATTCTGACATAGCAGTGATACTGACAGGGTACCTGCGCTATGCCTTTCCTCGTTAGCCTGCAGGTCGAAATTGTAAATTACCTGTGGGTATTGTGTGTTTCCGCTCCACCCGTCCTGGCTTTCATCCGGCGGTTCCGGACTGAAAACGGCAGGTACTCCGTTAAATACAGAAAGATGCTTTGTAAGTTCCTTTGAACCAACAAATCTTTTATGAATCAATTCCTCCAGTATCATCGTCCTCTGCGCCCTCCGTTTCCTGTTGATCTTTGTCTGCTGCTTCATACTCCTGTACTTCTGCCATATCAGCAGACCACCGGATTTCCCATTGTCCATCTATTACCTCGGACACTGGGATTATAAAATGGTTTGTTACATTACCGATTCCAGGATAATACTGCACGGTCAGTTGATCTTCTGTTGCTGATGTCACAAACCCTGCTTTCCCTTCGTTCCATGTACGGTGCCTGCCCCAAAGCAGATGCCCACATTTAATCTGCGTCAGATCAAAAGCAGATGTTGGCTTTTCTATTATTAGTGCCATATGCTACCTCCTATGTATAAGGCTCACTATAAATTTTTCTAATCTCCGGTTCAGCTTTTTCCTTGATTTTCTCCACAAATGGCCGTGGAGCCATTTTAGTTGTACCGTTTTCCAAAGCGGCTGCATATTTCTCGCCGCTTTCCAACACAGCAGTAACTTCAACCCCACGGGATGTATTCCTTGCTTTGACATCACCATTCCAATGCAGACGCAAGGATCCGGTACGTCTGGCAGGTGCTTCTCCCGGGGCTGATGCCCTGTATAATTGACCACCCCTTAATTTGTGTCCATAACTTTTCGCTAATTTTCTTGTAGATGCACTTGCTTGTCCAGATGTTCCAGGTACTTTGTATACTTTGCCACTGCGTTGACCTTCCATTACATTTCGTTCTGCACTCCTTAAAGCATTCACCGCGCGTACCCCTCTTGAACGTACTTTCCTGTCAATATTTGCAGTCATCTCCTTAACTACTGCCCTGACAGTACTCTCAATTTTCTTACCATCATCAGATGTTGTTTCCGTCCACAGCTTCATTTTGCATCCCGCCTTTCCTCAGCGTAATATATCGTTGATATGCCAAGTGAACCCGCATCATCAATATCAACAATATAAAAAACACGCTCTCCAAAGACCAGCTTATCGGTACGCTTCGCCTTCGGACTTCCTGCCTGCACAATGGTGTGAGTAACAACATGGTCTTTCTGGCTGTGGTTCGTTCGATCTTCGTCTGATGCCTCCGCAAGACATCCTTTCAAAATCTTTGTTCCGTCCCCAGTATGGTTATTTGCCACCCTCCCTGTGCTTGTCACAACCTGCCTATTCTCTTCTACGATAAAGTCTTTGAACAGATTCCCCGGCCTTACATACATCATTCTCGTATTATTCATCTGTTCCTTATCCTTTCATTCTGCTGCATACCAGTATAAAAATACGAAGGCTTGTTATATGTTCTATTTTCAAACTGCGGTACTCGGCAGGATTCTGCCGACACTTCCTTTTTTAGCTTATCATAGTCTTCACGCCACAGCTTAGCTCTTTCCTGCATATACAGCCACAAAGGTCCCGTCTTTGTATCAACCTCATAGGCAAAGCGGCGACACAGGCTTTCCAGCAGCATGAGTTTTGCTCTTTTCCATGATTTCGGATATGCCTCAATCGCCGCCTGAATTTCTTCATCAGTCAAAGCCGTAGTATCAGATAGCCCTTCAACCATGGTATCTCCCAATTCAAATCTCATGCGGTCTTTTCCAGATTCCCTGATATTTCCCGGTTCATATGTATATGTACCCTTTGACATTAGGTATCAGCTCCCTCCGTATTGGCGCCTGTGATTTCGTTACCCTTGCTGGATTCGTTTGAAACTTTTTCTGTAGAGAATAATTTACTCGCCTGCTTTTTAGCAGCATCCTTGATCGTTTTACGACTGTCTGCTGCATGAAGAAGTATCAATACATGTTCATCCTTAATATCCGTTATCGCCCTTATCCCCTCATCTGTATTTAACTGCATGATAGAAAATACCTGCTGAATTTCTTCGGGCTTTGCCATAATCATCATATACTGCCCATTTTTATCATCTGATTCACATTTTACAGCAATCTGAATGATATCTTGATATGCAGTGGGTTCAGCCACCATCAACTCTGTTGCCACTGCCTGCTGCTGCAACTCTTCCTGTAGTGCTTTCTGCTTCTGCTCCATTTCCGAGATAGTATTGTTTACCGCCTCGTCAACCGCCTCAGCAATCATTTTATCTACCTGCTCCTGCGTGAAAAGGGTAACGGACTCTCCGCCCGATACCCTTTCCGTATCATTTGCAATGGTAATGACTCCCATCTTTTCCTGCATTCTGGCATCCGCCACAAGGTTTACCGGGATTTCATCACCGATATAGAACTGCCTGCCACCAAAGCTGCAGGGCTTATTCGCAATCAATCTCATGGTGTTACCTCCTTATACTGCATCTGCAAAAAACATAGCCAGATCATCTGCTGTCTTTTTCATATCTGCAGCCATAAGACCCTCAATGAACTCGGAGTGTGTACCATTTTCTCCCGGATAGCTAAGAACCGGAAGGATATTACCATTCCCCAGCATATCCCATGTGAAGATATAACCAGCGGAAGGTTCGTCGATGGACGGAGTATCTGTCGCATAAGCCAGCAGGAAAGCATTGGGATCGCCAATGTACTCCATCTTTGCAGCCTGCCCCAGCTCTGCCTTATTCATGATAGACCTTTGCACCGTGATCCTGTCGATCTCAAAAAGCTGTGCCAGCACATTCAGCGTGACGGATGCAGGATTCGCCGTAGAACCGCCGTATTTCACACGCTCCAGAATTGCCGGGTGTTTCTTCAATGCGTTAAACACATTAACGCCCAGAGCCAGCCTGTTAGGCATACGTCCGGTACTTTGTTCCATGGCTGTTTTCTGCTCGTCAACGAAAGCTACCGGGTCAGAGTTTCCATTGCTGAACTTGATAAACTGCCCTGATGTAAGAGTGGTGGAGTCCACCCCTGTATACTCCTGTGTCCACACGCCCTTTTTGAAGAACTTGTGGGCAAACATGGAATCCTGGTGGATGTTCAGCTGTCCAGCCATAGTCTTGGTTCTCTGCTGTTTCGGGTCTGCCGTCCTCGGTCCCATTCTCCGGTTGAGGTCGGTCTGCCTGATCTGGTCGATACCCATAATCATCTGGTCTACCACGCAGGCGTAAGTATCTGTATGCTCGGAAAGCACTGCCGGATCAACCTTGCCATATGCTGGTTTTCTGTGCCAGTTATCGCGTAGCAAATCCTCCTTGTCGAAAATATAGTAATTGTCAGAAGACAGCGAGACCGGGCAAACCGGGAAAATCGTCTTTGCAAAGCTCTTCGCGTCACTCTGGTAGTATGCCAGCGCCACATTTGACAGCGCTGTATGCGGTCTGAAGGCACCCTTTGCAATGTCTGCCTGGATACCTGCTACTGTTCTTTTAGCCATTATCTTCTACCTCCTGTTCTAATCATTTCTGATACTTGGCAATCTGCACTCTGCAGTAATCATCTTTCTTAACTGCAGACATTGCGATACCTATTACATAATTACCAGCCTCCGCCTTAACTGCTAAGCCACTGGATGCTGTGACTTCATCACCTTTGGCGATACTGTCGCCGGCCAGAATATAGCCGATGTCCTTAATCTGAATATTAACATCATCACCGACTTTCACTTTACCGGACTCTATGCCGGAAATGTCATTGACTCCAGCCTCGATCAGTGCAATTCCTATCGGCACTACGGAACCATCCGCCGCCAAGACGACATTGCCATCTTCGTCATATGCCATGATGCGGTTTCTTGCATCAGCAATATCCGCTCCGGCCTGCTCAACGATAGTCACACTCTGGTTAATCTGCACTCCATTGAAATTTCTGTTTGCCACTTTCTTTTCCTCCTTCCTTAAAATCCTGCCTCTTCCTCATATTCATCCATCAGTTCCGGATTGTCCTCCCATGCCTTTGCCACTGCCGCGGTATAATCCAGGGAAGAATCCTTCTCCATGTAACCTTTCGCAATGGTGCTAATCTTGGCCTCGGTTGCGCCTGCTGAGCTGGAGCCGTGGCCGGATTTCCCAATCTCGGAAAATGCACCGGACTTCTCAACGGTTTCCACGGCCTGATCCAACACAGCAATCATATCATCATAAGCAGTACCACCTGCCGCTTTCAGGCTCTTAAACAGAGGGATCAAATCCTCTTTCTTCTTGCCGATAATTACATACTTCTCAGCAACCTGACTGAGTTCCCTTTCCTCTGTAGCCTCACGGAACTTCTTTAACTCTTCCAGCTCTGCCTTAACCGCCGGATGCAGACCCTTATAAATGCCATCATCACTGGCTGTCTGCTGTTCAGATGTCTGGGACTGGGCAGATACCTCGATCTGCGGTGCAGCTTTCTCCACGGATGGCGCTGCCGGTACCTTCGTTGTCGGTACTGCCGCAGGAGCGCCGCCCGCAGGCTGATCCTCCACGCCGTAACGCTTTTCGATGCTTTCCAGAAAAGCTCTTTCTGCGTCTGTCAGTTTACTCTTATCAATCATTTTCTCTTCGTCTCCTTTCGATTTTTCATTATTATCTAATTCATCTTCCTTAGATTCAGTATCTTTGCCAGCCTTTTCGATTGATTCAGTCAGCCTTTCAACTGCTGCTTTCATAATTTCCAGCTCGTCCTCTGATACTTCCTCATTCTTCTTTACAATGCTGGCCGCCTTGCCACTAGACCATTTCGAGATTGACTCCTGCACTACTGCATAAAATTCATTAAGGCTCTGCTGCATTGCTGTCGCTGCGCTGGTACTATCCATCTCTTCATCATTCAAAATCGAACATAGAGAAGACTGCAGTGCATAACAAATGTCCCACATTTCATCAGCTATCTTGCGGTTATTGACTTCATTGATTTTCTCATTGAAACTTACGGAATCGCCCTTCTGTATTTCAGCTACTGCACTGTCAATTTCATCCTGTTCCATACCTGCTGCCCTGCCGATAAAGCCAAATAACTTTTTCAATACGCTGCCAGCTTTCATGCCGGTTTCTTCCACTCCCCCCTTGTCTTTTCTTTTTTTCATTTTGATGTCAGCATCAGGATTGGCTCCTTCATCGACAAAATCCACTTTTCTAATTTTGAGGTTTTTCAGTCTTGTCGCCACGCTGCTGCCTCCTTTCTGTAGATTTATAATGAAAAAGAGCACCACATCGGATGCTCCTTACATTATCCATATTAAATTTTTATATATCTGAATTTATTCTTTAAAAATCTCTTCTGGTGTTTTTCCAGATTCATACCGATACCGAATTTTTGTTTCAGCAATACCTGTGATTTTTGCCCATTCCTTAATGGTATGAGTTTCTCCTTTAAAGGTAATCTTTCGGCTTATGCTCCGATTATTTGTATTTTGTTTAGGCGTTACCCACCGACAGTTAGATGGACTGTAATCCCCATCATTATCTTTTCTGTCTATTTGAAGCCCCTGCTGATATCCATGAGATACTGCCCATAAATAAAACGGTTCATATTCCTCTGTCCACTCCTTACAGACTTTGATTCCCCTGCCTCCATATCGGTCATAATACTTATTTTTAGGATTGGTACAACGCTGTTTCATATCTTGCCAAACTTGATATAAATGCACATTTTTATGGCGGCTATTTCTCAGAGATTCTTTTCTTAAACAACCGCAACTTTTTGTATAGCCACATTTAAGTGCCGTTGTAGATACAGATTTTTCTTTTCCGCAATCGCACCGACAAATCCAATATGTTTCATGATGCTTACTTACTGTTGAATCAGCAGCTATCACTACTAAACGCCCAAATCGTTGACCTGTCAATTCTTTCCTTATTATCCTTGCCATTAACAGTCTCCTTTTGTTTTTTCCATTAGTTCATCTAACTCCGAAAACATTTTATCAATGTCCTCCTGAGGAATGTTTTCTGTCTCCTGCAATGCCTCTGCCATAGCCTGACATGCATCACATAGGCAATATCCCTGAGATTTTGCATACTCACATTTATCATTCACCAGACAACACCAGCTTTCTATACTACTGCCTGCAGTACCATGTCTAGTAGATGTTCCTGCGATTGCTCATTCAAGGCGAAGAACACACATTCCAAGAACTCTTTTACTCCATAATCGGCAACGATAATGTCCAGCAGTGTCTGGGCGCTCTGTTCGTTTTCCATAATCTTATCCATTTTTTCCAATCTGCTCATGATAATCTCCTTTCAAATTTTACTTGAAAGAAGCTCCTAACCATGATAGAATATTTCATGGAAGGAAACTTCTGCAAAAAGAACTCGTTTTTACCTTGTCCAGAGGGAACGGGTTCTTTTTTACTCATTTCTTTACAATAGTCTTTTCTTCATTCAATTTTAAAACCATCTCAAACTTTTCATCAACATACATTTGCATGAAAGTTTCTAATAAATCATTCATTTTTATGCCACTTTCAGCACATTTAGCTTTAAATTTGTTTTGCAAAGTTTTGTCTATTGTTGTTGTGAACGTTTTACGCTCTCTTTCCATTTTTCACCTCCTTTATATGTTTATAAGTTTATCAAACATATAAACATATGTCAAGAGGAATTGGAAATTATTTTTTAGGAAATTTCTATTCTCTCGGCTTCGCCCTCAATCGAAAGCATACTATAGGTTCCGTCTTTGACCTTTTCCCATACCTCTTCATCCAGAACCTTAAAACCTATCCACCAACCAACCGGAAGAGTGCCTGCGGGGATACCCATAGCCTGCATCTTCTCCTCAGTGAATACGACACTCTCTATCAATACAGCAACACCGCCCCGCTCGTGCATTTCCCCACCTTCGCCGTACAGCCTGACATACTCATAAGCTGCATCCTCGAGCTCACAGGGATCAATGATATCTCCCTGCCAGTCCTCTATCAGCTCCCCGTCTACACGCATGGACACGCTCGCCCAGCCAAATGCAAGCATCTTTTCATTGTCGGATTTCATGATATTAAAACGGCTTTTTATGATATCTTCCGACTTTGCCTGCTGATCACTGTTTGGCTTTTTAATTAAGTCCGAAAATCTTTTCACCTCTGTCACCTCAAATCACCTATATCTGGATAGTCTATTCCATTCAAACTGTATATGTAACACCTGTAAGTAAGGGCGGCTCGACCTCAATATATTCCACGGCACAGGCACAATTCGGATGTGCCGGTGGCAGGAGATCCTGTCCTGGAAATAACATTCTGCCCTTGAATGGGAAACCTTTGTCCATTTCGATTTCCATACCTTCGAGTGCCTGGCATATGGAACACACCCGTTCATCTCCTGATGTGCTCCATCTCTTTTTAACCTTTCCAATATAACCCTGTTCCTGTGCCTGCCGTATTCCTGCATCTGCTCCCCTGTTATATGCAAAAGCGCTCTCTGTCCGTGCAATTGTCATAGCCCTTTGGCGGTGTTTCCTTTCTGCATACTTGCATGTGGCATCAAGTGCTTTTCTCTGCATATTTTCGGGTTTCATCCGTGGATGTTCTTTTTTCAGCGTCTCTATAATACTGTCATAAAGTCTGGCCGCTGCCCTTGTATCCCTTTCTGTCAAACCAATACAGGGACGGATAAGCCTGGAAAGTTCGTCAACGGTATGCCCATCCCGCATCTTCTTTGTTAACAGTGCTGCAATAGCATCTTTCTGTTCCTTGGTACAGGCTGTCACAAGCTGTGCACCATGCTCATTAATCCACTTTAACATCCCTGGTGTCTGTGCATTAAATTCAAATACAATACCATCCAGGACGGGCTGCCCTGCTGGTCCGACTGCAATTGCGTTTGTCCACATGTCCTTCAATCTGGTTGTGACTAATACAGAATAATCCTGTCTCCATAACTCTATAGCTTCCTGGTTCAGCGTCCCGTCTTCAACTGCCTGCCGCAATTCCTGATATGTAATTGCATTCTGTTGATCTTCCCAAAAACCACAAAGAATCTGAACCGGGTCATCACAATTGTTTTCCAGAAATTCTTCAAGACGCTGCAGAACCTCCTGACTGTTTTCTGTCTTTACTTTCCGCACCCTCTTCGGAGCAATCATCCGGAGTCCCATACACCGCTCTCCCTTCCTAAACGCCTTTTAGCAGCCTTTATCTTATCTTCTGGGATTTCTTCCTCTTCCTTGTTTGATGCAAAACCCGCGGCTGTTTCCGGTGGCTGGTTCTGTTCCTGCTGTTCCTGCCGCGTGCGATCAATCTCCCTGATATCAGTATAAGTTTTGTCCGGAAGATGACCTACCTGTCGGATGTAATCCTCCAGGCCGTCATCTGGTATCAGAACACCAATTCCTGTCATATCTTTTATGAATGACGCCACTTTCGTGATATCGGCATCCTCAATGTCCCCATGAGTCATTTTCGGATACTCCGTAATACCCGCAAAATGCTGACCGTTTATATCTATCAGTGACGGAATGCCCTGGCTGTTGAATGTCTCACAGATAATATCCAGAAACGCTCCTATAGCAACGGCAAACAGCTCTGTCTTATCGGAACTCAGTGCCCAGCTGCCAGTCTGGTCATGCCCCAGGAAAATAAAATCTGCCAATACCGTCATTGCAATTCTGGTATCATAGCGGTTTATGATTGCGTTGGTGTCAAACTGCCTGGTACCGCCGGAGCTGAGCAGCTCAAGCTTATAACCGGCTGGAAGGACAACACCTTCCATCTCATCCCTGCGGATATTTCTAACCATACCTTCAAGCGCAGTCACAATATTGGCCATATCCGGATCGTCCTTATCCCACAAATTTATCCCCTCTGATCCATAAATCACTGGAAGGCCTGCCAGATCTCTCTCAATACCGATACCCTCAATTTCTTGGATTCTCCTTTTGAAGTACCAGGACCGATAGGCATTTCTCAAAATACTCCTGCCTTCTGGATTATTTTTTCGACTCTTTGTTCGAAACAGCAGTGCTTTCTCTATAGGAATCGTGAATGTCCCAAAATCCGGAGGCGGCATCTGTGTCATTCCCAGCAGATTATCCTCGTTGTCATACTCCCACTGATATAAGGTTTCCTGTGCCCTTATCGGCAGTTTCCTCCATCCGATCAGTCCGTCGTTGAACTTGCTCCTTGTCCGTGAATCTCTCGTGTTTCCCATGCGCCTCTTATATACAATCTCATGAAAACTCCAGCCATAAGTAAGGAAAGACAGAATTTCAGAGATGGTATCAATCCACGTATCCTGCATATCATTCATGCAGCTTTCCACAAACTCAGCGGCTTCTTTATCCTTTGCTGTATCTCCGCCAGGTTCCACATTCCATCTGCACTGTCTTACCAACATTTCAATTGCAAAAAGTATTGCACCTACTACATCATCATTTTCAGACATTTCCCGATAAACCTCTATGCCTCTTTTACCTCTCAATTCATGCAGAAATTCTTCGTAAATGGTTCCTCCATATCTCCGCTGCCCAATTCGTCCTATTTCTTTACTGCTGTTTGCCATCTGTTCTCACCTCACTTCCCGTTTTGCCAGTAGCTTGATTTATTGAGTCTGTCAATTATTTCTTTACTTGGAGCGCTTCCTGTGTATTTCTTTACCTTTCCAAGATAAGTGGAGAGTGCTGCGGCATCCGCTCTGTCAGGAGAGCACACCCCGCGTTTTTTCATCTCTTTTTTGCTTTCGAGCTCCAGTTTTCCGTTTGATGCCATAAAATATTTTCTGATGGATAACTGCGCAAAGGTATCTGCATCATCCCCTAGTTCAATCTGTTTCTTTTCCAGCAAATCCCGCAATACCGCCCACATGTGTGTAGTCAAGTTATTATAATGCTCAGCGGCCTCTTTTCCATCTTTGGTATCTGTCTCAATTCTCTCGGCAGCGTTAATTGGTATAATGCATAACCGATGCAGTTTTTGTTCCTGCTTCACCTCTTTAAGCCGATCTGTTACTCCGCCTCCAAGACCAGTATCATCAATATTGACATAGATGCGACCTTTGTATTCTGGAAACTCCTTCACTGCTTTTTTATATTGGTCAACGATATCACCAACAGTCGCCATAAGATTCTGCCCTCTCCTAGTCACAACTGGCTTTAATTTTCCTTTGACGTTCCTGTATATAACAGTCTCATCATCACCAAATCTTGCAACATCAACCCCGAAAATAATATAGGGCATTCCCATGTCCTCTGGCAGCTCATATACTTTGCTTCCGCATTGTTCAATGATGCTGAGCATAATGAATACATCATCTTCCTGATTTGGAAATTCCCCATCAACACGAACACGCACAACATTACTATCTTTTCCATACTTTCTGTCCAAAGATGCAATATTATCTTTATTCGTTCTTGAACTGTTTCTGGATGATACCGTAATATCTACATATTGACTCCTGTCTGCATGAAAGGCATCATAAAATGTGCCAGAAGTCCTTGTTGGATTCCCGCACATCAGCAGTTTATTGTTTGCACCAGATAGTGTGCCAAGTATCGCTTCCATAATCGGATCTGCGACACCAGACGCCTCGTCCACGATGAAAAGCATATTGTCCTCATGGAACCCCTGCATATTCTCTGCCTTTGTAGCAGTCCTGGCTACCGCAAACCAACGCTTTTCATTACCCAGCATATAAATATATGTTTTAGTCCATTTTAGAATTGCAGAGAGCAAAGGAGACTTACTCATCCATTTGCTGATTTCTGACCATAACACATCATGCAACTGCTGTTTTGTTGGAGCAGTTGCAACAATTCTAGGATATGGATAACCGCACAAAAACCAGAGTAATGCCACAGCTTCCAGACTTGTTTTTCCAACACCCTGCCCGGATTTAATCGCCACTTTAGAATTTTCTGCCAGATCCATTAATGCTTTTTTTTGCCAATCATCCGGTTCAAATAACAGTACCTCCTTGGCAAACAAAACAGGATTCTTGCGATACTCTGGTATTTTTACTTGAAAGAACCTTTTTCGCAAAGCTCGTGAACTCTTATCCATCGCTTCCACTATCCTCTCCCAAAACAGCTGCTATCCAATCATCAACTATACCATCTCCAACAGTTTCATTCTCTATTTTCTGCTTTTCCATTCGTAGCTGTGTCAATGCTTCAATTGCTTTTGTCTTTGCTTTCTGAATCTTTGTAAGCTCTGTTTCCAAAGTTACTATACTACTCATAACAGCTTTCGTATGTGTCACTGTTGTTTCTGTTACTTTCTTATATTTACCTGATTCAATACTTTCACAATCAATATCTGTCAGATCCTCCACTTTCTTTGTTTTGGATACACCCTCCACAGCAAGACCATGGTTATCTGTTTCCATATCTCGGTATCTTTTAATACTGTTCATAAGCCGCCGCTCTCTTATTGAAAACAATTGTAACTGAGTAAGCAGCTGTTCTTCCTCTGAATCATCCATACGGCTAATCAGTTCCCACTCACTTTCGTCGATATCCGCAAAGTATAATTTAGAGAACGCCCCATGTTTCTCAGCGTTCTTATTTCTTCTGGGAACTGAAGAAGCATGACCGACAGCATTTTTGTTACCAGGCTGTCCTCCATGCTTCTTTTTTTGCAACGCTGCATTACTATCTGCATCATTATTTGCAACGTTGCATTTATTTTTTATAGAGGCTTTTTCACTCCATTTTTCTCTATTTTTCCAACTGCGGACGGTGCCTTCGGGAACATCAAGTTTCTTAGCAATATCAGTAAGTTTCATTCCTTTCTTAAACAGCTTTGCTGCTTCTGCTTTTTTCTCGCCTGGTGCCCTTGGCATACCACCACCTCTCTCCTGTTTGTTTTGTTTTCAAAAAAATAGGGAAAGCAATGCACTCCCTCTCAGTTTAGCATTGCACAAAAAAGAAGCCTGAATCACTTCAGACTTCTCCAACGCTTGATTTAGAATTTTACAAATACAATTTTCTCACATATATATTGCAAAGTCAATGAACATTTTTTGCACAAGGGAGATTTAATGTACGTTCAAACCATCCACCCCAAAAATTAGGGCTGATAATTTTTCCATGGCTATTTTAATATCTTTGTACACATTTCTGACTGATATATGCTGCTTTTCTGCGATTTCTTCTACAGAAAGGGTATTCTCTGCCATGTACATATCCCATATAACACTATACCGACGCATGTCAATCTCTCTATTACTGGAACGCTCACAGTAAGAATAATATAATTCAAACATAGTACTGATATGTGATACAATAATGGCTGTCCTAGTGGCACTGTTTTTAATACTCTGAATGATTACTTCGTCACTATAAATAGACATCATTGATTCCAAGATATCCAGCGCCGATTCTTTCATCTGAGTTCGGCCAAAAACGGATCTTTCCGCATGCTCCTTCAACATATGATAATTCCGTAAAAGGAGTCTAGTATTGTAAAGCCGCTTATCTGCCCGATTGGCATACTCTTTTTTCCGCACCTGCTCAAATGTTTTGAGTGCTTCCTTCGCTCCGATCACAGCTGCTTTCTCATATATTTCACGCAATTCTGCGATTGAAAGGTGCACAATTTTCTCCATTTTTGGTTCTTTAGTCTCCTTATCTTGTTCTCGGGCCAGCTTTTCCTCATGATTGCGCAGAACTTCTTCTACTGCTTCAGGTGTTATTCCCATTTCTGTGGCAATTCTCTCAGTTTTCCAACCAGCGCATCTAAGTGCCGCCACCTTTCCGGAATCAATATTTTTGTTATCTGTTTTCATACAATCGCCCTCCTAAATCTTCTTCAAATTTTTGTCAGATTATGTTATAATCTAACTGTCTGGTGGAGGGTTGCGAAAGCACTCTCCTTTTCCTATATCACCCCAATGATCTGCAGATACTCTTCTATGTTCATTTGACCTGGAAGCTGACAATATGTACTATCACCCGATAACAAATTATATTGCTGAATTTTAGTTGATATATTGCTACCATATACCCTTTTGTAACAAATAGGTCCATAACCTACTTTACTACTCTGTGGTCTTTTCAGTGGTCTGCCGCATTTTTTACATTTCATGGGTATTTGTCTCCTTTTTTCCAGCAAAAACTTAATCAATATCATTGTTCAAAAAATCAATTCTGACATACTTACTTTTATGTCCATCTTTTCTTGCTCTTGCAATACAATTAGCTATTGTTGTTGGACTTACCCCCAATATTTCTCCTAGTTCTTTCTTTGTATCAGCCACTGCTAGGGGCAACTCGTATTTATCCTTTGTTATTAGCATATAAATATATTTCAATCATATCACTCCTTAAATTTCAGTTTATCTTGTCAAGCGGACATTTACCACCATTCCTGATCCAATCGCATTCTCCATTTTCATCTGTTGTATCTTGATATTTGCAAAAATTATTGCATATATCTTCTGAACTTCTTGTAACAATTGAATTATTGTACCTTCCATAAATATACCTTTCTCTACATCCTTAAATAGTGCCAGATTTCTTTCGTCAATTCCGTTTCTCCCTGGCATTTTTCAAGTTCTTTTACTGCATCTTCCAATACATATCTAATATGTTCCACATTTTCTGGACTATATCCTAAATCTTCATAATCCTTTAACTTGCACAGTGCACCAGTTATCCGCTCCTGGACATCCTTTGTGATCACCTGACCTTCGCACAAAGATTCCCAGGGGATGCCTTTCAATGTCCAATAATTTTGATTGTCTTTTACTGTAAGTCTCCTACCTCCTGCTAAATCCTTATTTAATAACTTGAAAAACAAAATTACCGCATTTTTATATCCTTCATCTTTCAAATCTTTCATAAATTTCATTATGTTTTCAGAAGAATTTAACTTATAATCTAATTTATAAAAAGCTCCTGCGACTGACCTTTTATAAATGGGCGTATCGTACATTATAGAAACATAATACTCATACATTCTCGCTTACCTCTTTCCATTTCTCCACAAACCACTTCAAACACTCTTGATAGTTTTTATCGCTTGTTTGGAAACGTCTTTGTTTCCAAATTCTGACAAAGAAACTAATGCCGATAACTCTCTTGCATGTTTATAAGCCTTTTGATTATACTTTTCATTTTTCTTTCTTTTGCCCTCCATTTTTCGGAGATAATTCTTCGCTGTTTCCACCGTCATTTTTATGTTTCTCCCAATAATTTACAAACCACTTCAATACTTCCACCTGCAAACAGCCATTCAGCAGTTCCACATCTCTCTAGTCATCGCACCATTCTGGCAGAACTGGATACAGATAATATTCTTTTCCATCTACGCTATAGTCAATTTGCCCATCTACTACCTCTTTTCCATCCAGTGCTTGCCTATGCGGCTCTGACAGAACTTTCCGACACACACTATCCGCATTGGCTACAAACTTTTTAGCATTAAATTTCATACTCTTATAACTCCTTATATAGTTACTGGCTTCCAGCCTTTTTTTCCTTCTAGGGCGGTAGCACCCTCCGCCCCATTTTATTTTGTGATATATCTTCTCTCGATAACCTAAAGAATTTGGTGCTATTGTATCGTTACAGGAAGCACGAGTGCCTTAAAATCGCTGTCCTCAGCCTCTACCATCATTGGCATTTTAGAATTTTCAAAAGATATGCCAACATTTTCACAATCAAACGCCTTTAATGTTTCTAATACTAAACGTGCATCAAACGCTATTGTTAACAGCTCAGTCAGTTCTTCCTGAAGTTCAAGTGTTTCAGTGTAATCAGTTAAATTATCCTTGATGCTCAAGTTTAATAGCTTTCCTTCCAGAACAAATTTAACTGGACTTCTCTCCTCAGTACACATATTTGCCCGTGTCATTGCTTCAAACAATTCCATTCTTGATATCACTGTATGTAATCGAAGCTCCTTAAATATGTTTTGATACTTAAAATACTCTCCATTTACAATCCTTGTATATATCTCATATTTATTACTGACAAACACTATACTGGTCTTACTATGTCTTATAGAGACTTTTCCTGTTATCCCCATAGTAATCAATTTTTCTATTGCCATTTTGGGAATTAAAAGTTTGAATACCCCTTCAAAATCAACCTTATCCCAAGCCATTACATGTGCATCTGATCCAACAAAATTCAATGTTCCATCCTCAGCATGTAGACATAGAGTATTTATAATGGGATTTGCAGATCCTGTCGCTATTGCATAGGACACACGCTTCATAGATGTAATAAGCACTTCACTATCAATCGTGAACTCCCCCTCTTCTTCACCATCTGCTTTTGGAAGGGGGAAAAGCGAAGAATCTATAACCTGGTATTTATTTTTAATCTTTGCTGCATTAATTATAATATTATGCGCTTCCTTAATTTGTTTTGTTGTGATTTCAACTTCACCATCTGGAAGATTATTGATCAGGTCAAATGCCTTCAATGGAATGATAAATGATTCCCCCTCAACCTCATCTGTCTTCGCCTTAATAGTCAATTCCATATTACTGGCAGTTAAATAACCATCTTGTGCTAAAATCCCTTGTAGCACTAGCTTGTTTGTTTTCACTGGCACTACATTTTTTAACTTCTTTATTTTTTGAGACAATTCAGCCTTATCAATCTTCATTTTCTGATTCTACTCCTTCCTGAATTTCTTCAAATGGCATATCAACACCAATCTCTTTACAAAATTTTGCAAAACAATCTTTGCACATAAATCCGATCTGTTTAGGATACTCTACTCGCCTGTGTTTTGCATGCAGAGTTATCATGCTGCTCTTTTTCAATTGTATTTTACATTTTGCACATATACCAAGGAGCTTTGCTTGCATCTTCAAACTCATCTTTTCTGTATTCTGCAATTGTTTTGGAAATTCTCTTCGCATATTTTTTTCTCCAATAATCGGAATAAGACTGTCCTTCATGAAGATCGGAACACCATTACGATCTGCTTCAATAGCAATATCTCTGATCCAGTCAGGCTGCGGAATAACTTTTCCACTATGTTTTCCTGTCTCTGCCCCTATAATTATCCATTGGATCTGACGGAACATCACATGAGTAACATCTGATATATCCTCCAGTAAAGGTTCTATACTTACAAATGTATTGCAGGACGCAGGAAGATACTTAAATCGTTCTATATCTCCCTTACTGGTAACACTGGTTCCATACCACATATTATCCATACCGTTCGGAACTCCAACTTGTGTATATCTTTCTGGATTCTTTGTAAGGAAAAGATAATTATGAATTGGATGATTTACACACTCCGCAATAATATCCTTAATCCACTGATCAGGCACCCATGCACCGAACATATCCGCCATTGCACCGACAAAAATGTTATTCCCCATTTTTAGTTTATCCAAGGTGTTCATACGATAATGGTGGTATGTAGGTTCAAAACTAAAAGGATATGCTAGAGGTTTTCCTGTCTCATTTAACATCGAATTATCAAGATAATATACTACTCCCGATCCATCTGCTGCTTCCTCAATCCGATAATCTGATATTGCCATTTTGTTTAGCCTCACATCTCCCGAAAATCTAGCCGCCATTCTTCTTGCATAACAATATGGACATTCATGCCTACATCCGGTAATGGGATTCCATGTATGGTCGCACCATTCAATTTTAGACCGATTCATAAGCTTCACCTCTTTTCATATAACCTAATTGCACATCTTCTTTCCATCTGATTTTGGAAAAAGTGAGTTTCTGTCCGCACTGATCACAGTATTTCGGCTGATAATTCGGTCCGGCATTTAAAACATGGTTACACCTTGGACAACAATGATTCTCATGCTCCGTTATAACGAATCCAAATTTCAAATAAGTAATTTTCCTCACTATTGGCTTTCTTGCCTTCCTTTTTTTAATCATCTGCATCCACCTCCCAAAATTCTACAAAATACATCGTCTGTCCTTTTCCACCAGGCCGTTCCTTGCCAATCCTGGCTGCATACCCTGCCTTAATCAGCAGGCAGCAAAGTGTATTCCTGTCTTCGTCATTTAGTTTCATAAGCAAATTCTTTATTTTGTACCTTGTCTTGTCTGCCATTTCACCCCGCCTTTCTCTGTTTCCTTGATGCATTCACATACTCTTGCATCTTTTCCTGGAATATTTCAACGAATGCTTTAACCTCTGGTGTCATATCGCAGTTACGAAACCCCCGACACTGAATAACTCTCCCATGCCATTCCAGTGTGTAATATGGTTTTTCCGGCGCTGCTTTCTGTCGAATAAAGAAAATCATTGTTTCGCCCTTTTCTACCTTTTCCATGTATGTACCAACGCAATGATGAAGCGATTCCCCTTCTTCCTTTAGCTCTTCCAACTTGTTTGGCAGTCTGATAAATAATCCATCAATATTGAGATTCATAGCTGCCACTTCTGCTGTTTCTTTTTTCAGCTTTTTGAGAAGACGATTGAACCTTTTAACATCTTCTCTAGCCTGCTTATCCTTGAACTTCGTATACTGTTTTGACATTTCATCATGTGCTTTTTCAAAATTCTTAGGAAACAAATTAAACTCATTCCGCATATCATAGCCCATTTTTTCAAGCCATCCAGTATAATCAAAGTAATCATGCGCATATGTTATCTTCTGTTCGCTGATATATCTGCGTAATTTATGCAAGGTGGTATATCGCATGAGGTCAATATAATATTTATAAGAATCCACATATCCAACGTCTCGTATCCAGCGCAATTCTTCAAAGTCGTTCCATTTCAAGTCTGGTTTGTATCTCAATATTTCCAAATCCTTTAATGTTGGATCTCCTACCTTACGAAGCATGTTGTATTGGTTCTTGTTAATGCCAAGTGTCCCAAGTATGCTGTTCTGCCCCTCATTCAGATTTACATGAGCACTCTGGCGGTCTTCAAGAAAATCTCTGATCATTCTGTAAAACCCAACTTTCAGCAACTGCTCTATAAATGGATACTTCCTGTATGAATTGAAATAATTATCAACAAACCATGGTGAATTAAAATAGCGTTCGTCATTGGCAATATTCTGAATAAAAATATCCGGAACACTATATTTCATACATGTACCTGTAACAGCTTCCTGCAGATTGTCGTTATACATTATTACGCTTCTCGGTGCGACTGTTTCAGCCAAAGGATACCATAAAGATCCCCGATCCCTGTAATAGCACCACCGCATATCCCCGGTTGTCTTGTACTTCGCCCACATATAATCCATTACCTTATCAGCGCTATGTACTGTCCTGTATCCCTCATGAGTAGTTATCTTTGGATTGTGAAAGTCAATTCGAAAATCCTTTGTATGGCAAAAATATCTTGTCAGAACCTCTTCATTATGTGGCTGGACCAGTACGCTCCACCTCACTGATACCAAGCTCTGCCTGCTCATTCCTTCACTTTTAGCCAAAAGAAATTTATTGCAGTATGGACAGCGAACCGTTCTATTGTGTCTTACATCATCCAGTGATATCTGGATATATGCCATCTTTGCCACCACAGAATCTATGTCCTGCCCAATGAACAGTACACTTGTGTGGTAATTTACCTTATATTCCCGAAATGCAGCAGCAGCCGCTATCAACATTGCACCGGCACCGACACAGGGATCACAAACTGATACATAGCCTTTTTCTTCAATCTCTTTCTGGCATCCCTCACCAATATTTAACTTTGCCATAAGTCCGCAGATATGATAAGGTGTGAAGAACTGACCGTGCCAATGACTTCCCAGATTAAGGTTCATGTAAAGCTGTCCGAGGAAATCCTGATTTGGATTCTCCTCCAGCGCCATCACTACCTCGCCAAGCATCTGCGCCGGGATATCCACTCCGCCAAGGGCTTTGATCGCCCTCTCATACTCCTTTTCCCGCTTTTCATACGGCTCCTTCCTGCGATCAACCGCATTGCATATACTACAAGCCATCACAGTCATTAAGTCTTCCCAGACCTGCCATGCACTCCGGGAGTATGTCAGCTGATCAAACAACTTCAAAAATTTCTTTCCCCGTTCGCCTACCGTCCCAATATGTTTTACTTTTGCCACACGATCGTCACCTCCTATCTCAGCCGATAATTTAGTTCTTTACCACGCAGCTGTATGATATTGCACCGACACATTTCAATCAGCCGACTGCCGATTGCCTTGTCAAATGCCAGCAGCTCACTCGGAGCATTCTTACTCAAAATTTTTGCCTGAACATTCTGCAAGCATCCAATGTCTCTCTGCACATTTCAACGGTAAGACTGTAAAGCCAGTCATATGATACCAACGCTTTCATCATGCTTGCATCTTTTTCCCCACTCTCGGAAACATAAACCGCCTTATATGCATTAAGCGAGATGCCCTTACGGTTTTCAATTGTGAGATATATCGCACGGAGAACCTGCTCATTCGTTTTTCCAGTATCCACGGCCAGCTCATCCACTAAGCTGCCCAAAGTCCTCATACGTTCCTTTAAGGCATCATGCCGGAAGTTGATTGGTTCCCCTTGAGCCTCTCGTGAGGGATGTTTTTCCAAACATTCCATCATCCTCTGGATAAGCTCTGTCTGCCGCCGGTTAAATTCCATCTGTTCTTCATTTCTCTTTTCCTGACAGAGCATATACTCTTTCATTGTATTTACCAGGGCATCCACGGAACTTCCATCGCCTGCCAATTCGTCTTTCATCTCATGGAAGCGGTTAATGTATCTTGCAGTAAATTCCGTCCCTTTTTGTCCTGTCAGCTTGTGGGCAATAAACTCACAGCCCTTTAATGTAACCAGATAACATTTCTGTACTCTATTACAACTATCTTTATATGTTGATGCCTGAAAAAAATCAGTATCGCCAATTTTGGCGGTATCTAACTGTCCGATATATCTTTTGATGTCTCGACACAGTTTATCATGATCTTTCTCAACCATCTCCGCCACTTCCCGGCTGTCAATGTACTGAACGGAACCACTCTTATATGATTCTTCCTGTACCGTTAATCCCTCTGTTACTACATTTTTGATCTCTTTCATCTTGTTTTACTCCTTTCGATTTTATAAATTATTTTCTTGTTTTACTCGTATTTGAGTACTATTGTTGTATAGCAAAAGAAACTTCCATTATTTCTCACATCTGCAATTTTTCAGCGCTTGCCCAATCCATCCTAACTCAGCCGGTAATTTAGTTCTTTACCACGCAGCTGTATGATGTTGCCCCGGCACATTTCAATCAGCCGGCTCCCGATTGCCTCGTCAAATATCAAAAGGTCATTCGGTGATTTCTCGCTGCTGATGATAATTGGCATATTATTCATGTAACGGTAATTTACAATCTCATACATGATATTGATGTCCGTTTCCGTCAGCCTGCCTTTCAGCAGATCGTCTATGTACAACACCCGCGCCGATGTATATTGATTCAGTTCCCGATTATATACCGCCTCGTCTATGATGTTCTGCTTTATCTTTGTTACGGCGTTCCGGTATGCCATATAAATTACAGCCACTCCGCCATTCATAAGCTCACCACAGATTGCCGTTCCGAGGTGTGTCTTCCCTGCTCCGACCTGTCCGCAAAACATTATGGAGTTGTATCTCTCATGCTCCATTTGTGCAAAATTTTTCACATACTGCATTGCTTTGCTCTTTGCATTGGATAGCTGCGGATCGCTCCTTGTTTTGAAATTATCAAAGGTCTTTTTCTGAAATTCAACAGATATGCCGCTTCGTTTCATCATGTCTCTTGCCTTCCGGAGCTCAAAGCATTCGCATCTACAGGCAACCTCATATCCCAATTCGTCCTTCCGGTATATAAATCCCGTATCCTTGCACTTCGGGCATTCGTACTGAACGGGCGGCATTTCCATAATTTCAGTCAGGGGATGTTCCTTCTTAATCCTTTCAATCATTGCTGCCAATTCATCCATTCAGATCACCCCAGCTTTCAGATGCAAGACGGTTTAGAACATCCTGGCTGTATCCGCTCTCTGATTGCCTCTGCTGATAAGAGCCATTGTCAGCCGGTCTCCGATAACCTTTATCCTGTTCCCTTGTAAGCCACGAATTGACAAACCTTGTGATCCCCCGCTTGGTTTTCCTCTTTTTCGGATTTGACAGACACCAGCTACGCATCACGTTGAACTGTTGCTTTACATCCACATTTGGGTAAAGTCTTACGTATTCTGCGAATAATGCTTCCGTTGGTCTCCATTCCAATCCGTCATTGAGGATAAGAGCCTCAACATCTGCCTCCGGTTCGGAGGTCTGCCCGCCAGAGCTCCGAGCAAAAGTATTTATATTCTCTTTATCTCTATTCTCTATACTCTTATCTCTATTCTCTGGTGGTTGTTTGTCGGACGTTTGAGCGGACATTTGTCCGCATTCCGTCCCGACATTTGTTACACTTCTATCCTCCAAAAGCCTTGATTTTTCAGCATTTATTAAATTTCTATATGCCCTTTTCCGATCTCCTTCGTTAGAGCTCTGACCTATAAAATTTTGGATATCCGACATATAAATTGCACCATTATCCAGAATTTCAATGAAACCCATCTGTTCCAGAACCCTCATTGCCTTTTCCACCGTCCCAACCTGATGATTCGTAACAGTAGCAATCATTTCCGGCGTATATGGGATGATATCCCTGTACATTAGGCGGCCGTCCTGCCGCAGACTTTTCAGATACAGCTTTAAGAGTATGTCACTGTACATGTAGCCGTCTTTCATAGCCTGCAGCAGCTTCATGTCCTCAGAATCGAAGAAACCTTCTTTCAGTTTTAGATAATAATATTTCTTGTTATCTGCCATCGCTGCCCTCCTAACAAACCACTTTACTGCCATGTTCTGTCTTAACCACATCTAAGTTTTGGGGAAATCTCGCCTTCATAGCCAAATCATGCGTAATTGCCATGATTTTTATATTTTTATACCTGCCCTGTATCGTCTCGAGGGCGTCACAATACGCATCCACACCGTCCGAATCCAAAAATGGAGGCTCATCTATAAAGAGCATTCCCAATTGAATCCCGGCCGCAGATGACTTGATTTCCGCAAGTGCCAGAATCACTGACAGCGAAGACTTTACCTTTTCCCCTCCTGATTTGGACAAATACGGGAGTGCTGCTTTTCCATTCTCTTCAATAAAAATATCCAGTGATGTTTTCTCTTTGCCATTTTTCTGCTGTTTCTCAAGCCGGAACTCTACGCCCATCTTTCCACCTGTCATCTGTCCGAGAATCGTATTTGATGTAGCTGTAAGCTTCGGAATGATGGAACGGATAATCTGATGAGGAACACCATTTTGTCCGAAAGCAGTTTTCAAAATGTCATAATCTGCTGTTTCTTTTGCATATCCAGCCTGCTTCTCTTGAAGTTCAAGAATCTCCTTTTTTAGTCCCACGATCTGTTCTGCCTTCTGTTGTAGGGCGCCGATCTTCATCTGCCTTTCTTTTATCAGGGAATTAAAAGCATCCACGTCAGCATTCATTTTGGCAACAATCCCTGTCAGCTCTTCCATGCCGTTCATAGCAGAAATCTCTTTATCCGCCTCTGCCTGTTTTTCAAAAATTTCCGCATCAAGACTCAGCAGTTCTGCTTCCAGTTCTGATACACGTTTCTTCGCTGTAAGGTTCCTTTCCTCCGTTACAGGCAGCTGCCTTTCCTTTTCAATCCATGGTTCGAGTGCCGCTATTTCACTCTGTACTCTGGTATGCTGGGCAAATACTTCTGCATATAAGTCTCGTTCTTTTTGAGCCGCTATGCCTCCTGATTTGGCCTCAGCAAGCCTTTTTTCCGCTTCGGATATATTTGACTGCAAATGCTTGATATCAGCCTCTAACAAGGCAATCTGGCTTTCCCGCTGCTTAATAACATCAAGCTGTGACACATACGGGAAAAGTGCCTCACATTCGCCCTTGAGAATGCCAAGTGCTTCTGCATCAAATTCTACCGCCTTCAGTTGAGTAAGTTTTTCATTAACCACCATCTGCGTTTTTGCAAGTTCCGTATCCCGTCTGACAGCAATATCCACATATACCCCATCAAGCGCCGATAACTTCTCTTTTGCTTCAATGGCATCCTGCAAAAACTTACAGCGCGCATTGTCTATATCAACACATCCAGATTCACTGAGAATTTCCACTTTCTTTTCCAGAACCCTTTTCTGATCATCTGCGGATTTCTTCTCCACCTCAAATTTCCTTATCATTTCATCATGGCGGAAAACTGCTGTGGAATGCTCTGCTTTTGCTTTCTGGTACACAACTGCTTTTTCCTGCATTTTATCCAGCTCTGCTTTCTTCCGGGCATATTGCTCTGTTTTCTCCCTGACAACCGCATCCTGATCTGTTGGCTGTGCCAATGACAGTTCAGCCTCTTTCTGCGCCACCCTTACCCTATACGCATTAACAGCTTCCTGCTCGGTCATTACCTGTCTTGCAAGGTTTTCAGCCTCTCGCTTCTTGGAAGAATAGAGGGCGGACTCCCCTGCCAGTTCCAGTTCACGCTGCAACAAATATTTGTATCTGGCAGCTTTCTCCTCAATCTCTGCCTTTTGGATAAGAAAGACTGAGCTGTTGTCAATAATTGCCTGCTGAGCATCTCTATTTTGGCCCACCGCAGCCTTTTTATTCTGCAGCGTATTAATAGATGCCAACAGTCTTGTCCGCCTTTCTGCGGCCGCCTGCTGGTTCGCCAGGATAAGTTTCTGCCGGTCCCTCTCTGCGGTTTTCTCCTGAAGAATATTTTCATAACATGCCAGCTCTTCTCGACATGTTTCCAGTTCCTTGTCAGGATTCCCAAGGCCGGAAATTGTGTTATTATGGATGTCGATTTCCTTTTTTAATTCTTTGTTCCTCGCACCGTTTACCTGTGCCTTATCCGCAACGATTTTCTCCATAACCGGATAAATCCCCAAACCAAGAAGCGTCCCAAGAACTTCCACCCTGTCCTCTGGTTCCGCCTGTAAAAACAAACCATACTGATCCTGCATGATCAACGCACATGATTTGAATGTAAGACTGTCCATGCCAAGAATGTCTATAATTTCCTGCTGTGTGTCGTTATAACGCTCCTTTGAACAATCCATCCAGTCGCCGTCAATAAACTGCGACAGATTTAATGTACCCTTTCCGGAACGCGCCCTTGTCCTGGTTACGCGGTATTTCTTTTCCCCAATGCGGAATGTAAACATGATGGAACCGGAACGTGCCTTTTCATCATTGCGAATCCATCCGGTCTTATTCCTGTCACCCTCCCGTGGCTTTTCATACAGGCAGTCAACAATCGCATCCATGAACAGGCTGCTCTTTCCTGCCCCATTCTGCCCATTGATTGTGCAAAAGGTTATATCCTCAAAATTAAAAGTTTCCTCCTCGTAGTTGCGATAATTTTTTACCGAAATCTCTACGGGTACAAATGCTCCGGTATTGGCTGCTATTGGCATGCTTGCTTCTGCATCCGCTATGATGGGTCTTGCCTTCACAACAAGTTCCTGTATTTTTTCAGGCGGAAATTGTTTCTCTTCAAGATATCTTACAAGATTTGCTTCTGGATCAGTCGTATTGGAAAGTTCTGTTTTATTTGCAAATTCCTCAATCTTATCCGGCAGTATCTCCCATACCATAAATGCGCCGTCGTCAAGAAGTTCCTTCTCAAGTACTGCCTTATTTAATATTTTGGCATTTTCCTCGGTACAGCTATAGAGAACTCTAACAATCTTTTCGTCAATTTCACCGCGCCACCTATAAGCCGCAACCATATCAATCACATTTACATTTAACTGACTGATATCATCATCATCAAGGACTATTGTCTTAAATTCTCTAATAGGTGTCTTGAAAAACTGCGAATCTGTGAACACCATCCCTGTACTGCCAAAAGCACCTTCTTCAAAGTAATGAATCCAGAATCCGCGTTCCTGACCTTCATCATTAAAATTTAAGGCATTTATTGCCCCAGAATAAAACCATTCATGCGATAATACCTGCTGCGGTCTGTGAATGTGCCCCAGCGCTACCAGATCATAGTCCGCTGCCAGCAATGCCTCCGGCAGGATGACCGGTTCAAACTGTGACAGAAAAGCTGTCTGGCCACTCTCCATATTGCAGCCAGGTACTGTGTAGTGTGCCATAAGAATACTTACTTTATCTGGTTCACATTGTGCTTTTAAACCAGTTACAATATTTCCAAGTTCATTTGTAATGGCTGTGTTTTCATCATCTTTCGAAAGCCCCGGAAACTTTGACCGATAAATCCCACTGTCAAAACCCGGAATCACTGCAATATCCATATCCCCAAAAGAAAGAACCTGCGGTGTCGTGATAATATGTACATTCTGACAGTCATAAAATATTTCATTCAGCACATTGAACTGACCAATCCCGTCATGGTTTGGAGTACCACGCATCACAATCACATGCTTTGATACCACTGACAATTCCCTTATATAATGTGTTGCTGTTACGATCTCCTCGCAACATCTATCTGCTGCCGCTGTTGGGCGCCCTACATGGAACACATCCCCAGAAACAAGAACATAATCCGGTCTTTCCTCTCCTGCAACTCTTATCATTTCATCCAGACACCGCTTTGTATCCTCTGTCCTAAGATTTACCCCGTCTTTGACTGGACTTCGAAACGTGCCCAGATGCCAGTCCGCTGTTTGTAAAACTTTCATTTTTCCAATGCCTCCCTTGCTTTTTTCATTTCTAATATCATTTCATTTAATTGCTGCTCCAACTTTTTAAAGACAGACCCCTCGATCCCACAAAAGTCTACGCTGCCATTTGAATGCCGTTCTCCAACAAATAAAATATTTCCCATAATATACTGCTTATGCCTATCTGCCCCGTAGAGATAACTGCCGATCAGGTTAGGCTTATTCTCTTTTAACAATCCTTCTTCGTCAACCAGCATGCATACGCTCTGACCTTTTATTTTTGTAACACTCCCCTGCATATGCAATTCCGTATATAATCTCTTTGGTTTTACACGTTCATAACATCCACAGTAATTTCCAATCAGTTCTCGCAGCTCTTTATTCTGTTGCCTATAAGTTCCCTTGGGAAAATCATGTATTGTTAATTCAAGTTCAGTAGAAATCTTAATTATCTTCATTTACCTGTTCCTCTCTGGCATTTGATACAAAGTGGTCTGCCAAACTTAGTTGTAGAATAACCATGAACTCTATCGCTGATCTTAGTGCCACAATTAGAACATCCGTATTTTATATTCTGACTACTTTGTTCTTGTGTTGATGGTTCTGGCTGCTCTGGAAGATCTTGTGATTCTATTGTTGGATACAATCGTGTATCTTCCTGTGAAGTATCTGTATCAATTACTGAATTCTCCATCATAATTTCTTCATCTGATGGTTGTTGAACTGATATTGTCTGCATTACAGGCTGAACATTTCCAAATAAATTACCAACAGACTGAAAACACATTTGAAGCATCATCTGTTTAACTACTGGATCATTGTAATCTGGCGAAAACGCCATACGTGCCACAGCAAACGGTTTTTTTAATTCTTCCATAGTGTAAGAACTTTTAATTCCAAGAAGACTTCTTATTACGCGAAGTTTTGCTCCTGTCATTGCTTTTTGAGGCGCACTTGCCCTAAGCTGTGTCATTGCATCCAGGAGACTCTTCTCTATGTATCTGCCCTTTTCACTTTCCTCGATAACATATTTTTTAACAGGATAACCCTTTTCATTTTGTTCTCCTGTGTTAATCCACCTGCCTGCATATTTTACTGATGCTTCTTTGGCAGCCTTATAATCTGTTATCCCTTTTTCTGCCTTTTCTTCATACGCAAGTCTGTACTTTTTTTCCTCAGATACAAGGTCTATCACCTTAAAGTCGCTGCTTGTCATCAATTCATTTCCGTTTGGAAGCCTTAATGCGCCAAAAGCACTTGCCTTCCATGTGTTTTCGTCCATTTTTACCACATCCCCTGCTGGTTGGGGGAATTGGATACCCGCTGCCGCTGCTAGTTTTTCAAGAAAGTTTTTTTCCAGATAATAAAGATTTTCCCATTTGTCACCGTCAACACAGCGCGATCCGATCTTACAAAAATCTTTTGATACAGGACTGATATCTACATAATACTGTGATACAATCAACTTGTAATAAGGATTGATCTGCTGTTGTTCTGTTATAAACGGAAATGCCAGATTATATTTCTCCCTCTGACTTAGAACAGTTTCTACTGTTAAAGAATTGTTCATAGAAATTTACCTCCATATTGTATTTTTTGCTTGACTTATAAAGCAGTAACTGCTACAATATGATTATCTATTTGGGCACCCTGACTTTTTGTCGAGTGCTCTTTTTCCATATCACGCAGTACGCTGCACAAATCCATAGTGAATCTTGAGAAAGCAAGACTTCTGACATATTCCTCTGTCAGCTTTACAAGATACCAGTGCTGCAAAACCACTGATCTGTGTTCCTGGGAATAGATATATTGCTGCTTATGTTCTGCTTCTTTTAGTGCCCTTTTAAACAATTCATTTGAAATCTTACAACAGAGAATTTCTTCCACTTCTGATCTTGTAACGCTCATTCCTGCCTCCTGTAGCCTCTTAACATTTTCCATATCAACCAAAAACTTATAGTAAATACTATAATGATCAGTATATATTCCCCGCCTATGGCATCATATCCCCGGATTTTTGCTACTGATCTAATCAGCCTTTTCCCAATCTTATATGTAATGTACGTGCTGTATGGAAATGCTACTGCTGCTGCCATTATTTTCTCCGTAATTGTTTCTTTTCGCTTTCCCGGCTTCTCATATCGCACTGGGGACAAATATAACCGGATTTTGGAATCTTCTGTAATACACTGATCTTCCACATCTTCCGACATAAGATACACCTTGCTGTCATTCACTTTCTTTCCCTCCTATCACCTTCAATTTCTTTTCCATCATTTCATCCTCGAACGCAAATGCAAGCTGTCCTGTTTTTGTCACCCTCATATACCTGCTGAAAAAATCCTGCTGCCTTACTTTTCCTTCCATACATGTACATTTTTCTCCAGGATCGAGGTTACTGCCACAGTTCGGACAGACCGTATAGTAAGCCACCCTATCACCCCGATTTTCTATTGATGTCTATAACTTCATTAATAACATCCATTGGAATCCCATACTGCTCTGAAAACATATATTTGTTTGCCTTTCCTGATCCATATGGCATCTTTCCAATGTTCTCAGCCATTTTATTTATGTTCCTGATCGACTGATAGGCCTTGTTTTCCTTGCACCCAAGAAGTTTCATAACATCCGCCGCTGTAACATAGGTTATTGTTGCCGCACCCAGTACCCCAGGTGCCGTTACCAATGTCTGCATTCCACACCCCTCCTCTCAAAGCTCCAAATTAATTACTTTTATCGAATATGTTTTACTGCCTGTACCGTAATCCACAAATCCATCTGGTGACAGATTATAAGAAAAGATATATTTTACTTCATGCCCTGTCGCCTTTTTGATTGCCTCCTTTAATTTCTTCAAACTTCTCCCTCCTTTAAATCCTCCTTTATTAGCTAATCCAGTGTCACACCAAAATATTCTGCAACAATCAGCAAATCTTCAACTTCCATCTTCCTTTTGCCAGTTTCATAAAGGGAAATCGTGGACTGCTTGACATTTAACAAATTTGCTAAATCCTCTTGTGAACACTGATGATGTTTTCGCAAAATATTTATATTTTCCGCATATTTTGATACTGATGGGCGCAAATCTTTCAAAATCAATTCATCAAGTGTTACCCCATAATGCTTTGAAATCAGGATTATCTTTTCTAAAACTGGCTCAATATAAGCATTTTCATATTTAGATACTGTAGCTTCATTTACATTTAAAATTCTAGCCAAATCTTTCAATTGTTCTCCCATTTTTTCGCGTAAGAACTTCATGTTTTGTGCTAAAAACAAATAGCCACCTCCTACAAATTTTTCTTTACCCATATCCTTAGATTCTGTGCAACTGTTTCCAGCTCCTCCAAATCATCAAGAACCTTCTGCATGTCTGGCTTTTCATCTTCTGTGATGATGCCATCTTCCGTAATATCAAGCAGAATTTCCTTTGTTTTATCTAAACGTCTAAACGAAGACAATACCTGAATTGTGATGCGGTCCAGATCCACCACATCAGCCTTTGGTATTTCACAACCCAGTGGGCACATTTCAGTGCAATAATAATTCCTAAGCTCTGGCGCATTATACAGGTCAGCCATCAGATGTACTTCTTCTGGATATGGATTTATCAGCCCTTTCTCTATCCTGTAAAGCCGTCCTCTGTCAATGGACATGATGTCTGCTGCCCCTTCTCTGCTCCTCAGTTGCTCATTGTGTGTCGAAGCCACGCAGCGTGCCTGATAGAATGCGTTTGAGCTGGTTTCTGCAGTTATATTTGACATTTTCCTTTCCACCTCCTTGTTTTATAATAAATATATCTCTTAATAGTACATAACCTGATTACCGCTCCAATGACATGTCAACTTCCAGTGCATTGCTGATCACTCTCACAGTTTCGTCAGGTACTATAATTCTTCCATTTATGATGGCTGAAATATAGTTGCGCGAAAGTTTTGTTTCCTGGCTCAGCAGTGCCAGACTTTTTCCGAGTACAAGCATCTGAATCTTACACTGCTTGCCCCAAGGTGATAACTCTTTTTTCATTGATGCCCTCCTTTCTGAAAAATTTATACTTTAACTGATTGCATTAATGTGTTACAATAACTTTGTACATGCCAATGAAGGAAGTGAAATTACATGGACAAAAAATTCGGCATCAAGGCGGTCCGCCTAAATGAGTATTTTCCATCGTTTCTTACCGACTGCCAGAACCACCTGGTCAACTGGCATGAAGCAAATGAAGATATTTACAGCAGAATCCGAACTTTCCTTATACTGATCGCAAGGGTGAAGTTTAAATCCTTTAAATGCTATTGCTGTATCTATCCGCATGACACCTCCGCCGAATACACTGTATTCGTGGACATCGACGCCGGAAGCTTCTGCCTTTTACTAACCACCCTCCGGGACAAGAACATCCATTCCGGAAGCGGTCACAGAATCCATACGCTGGAAACAGAACTTCTTCTTTTAGATGCACCGATAGACGATTTACTCACGATTCGTCAAGAAACGCCCTGTCCGCCGCATCCAGACGGACAGTCCCGTCACTTAACTGGAATATGACAAAATCCTTCATCCATGGAAAATATTTCTGTATGAGGCTGTTTGCATCATTGAGCATCTGTTCAGCTTCTTCCTCTGTATGCAGATGGTCCTCATAGGCATATCCAGGGATATTGTCCCTGAATCTCTTAAGTGCCCGGGAATCGTACAAGTAATTTACATAGCCTCCTGTACGCTCTGGAAAACTTCTGACAGTTCCCGGAATGGGTTCTTTCAAGGGCTGCTCCTTTCTCCGACTGCAGTCGGTGATTATGATGTTTTGTTGTAACTTGTTATAATTACATATTATACCGAATTTTCGGTATTGTCAATTAATTTTAACGATTTTTCGGTATTTTTATGTTTTGAGTAAAAATGAGGTATGTTTTTATGTATATTGCACAAACAACTAAAGACAGAATTAAACAAATATGTAAAGATAAAAAAATTAATGCAAAACAAATGTTATCGGATTGTTCTTTAGGTGCAAATGCAATACAGCAAATTAATGATACTAAAGGCATGGCATCTTTTAGCCTTGCCCGCATCGCTGACTACCTCGACTGCTCCGTGGACTACCTCCTCGGCAGGACGGACAACCCTGAAATTAACAGGTAG